CGGCCGCCTGCCCACCGGCCTGGCACGCGGCGTCGACCTGCTCGCCGAGGCTGGTGGCGTTCTGGTTGGCCGCGCGCTTGTCCTGCTGGCCGCGCCAGATGATCACCACCAGGGCCGCGAGGAGCAGGAGCGCAATCACGCCCATCGCCGTGTGACGGCGCCCGCGCCGCTGATACCCGGTCTCCAGAACGCTCATGCGCCCCTCGCTTCTAGCGTCGCCTCGGCGCGGTCCGCTCGTCGAGTCTCACTGTTTTTGGCTGCCTCCAGCGTGTCAATCCGGGTGCGCAGTTCGCGCACCTCGGTGTCATGTCGCGTCTGAAGGGCACTGATTTCCTTCTCGTACTCGGCTCGCATCTCGCGGAACCGAGTGTCCCACTCGCCTCGGTCCCTGCGGTGTTCGACGCGGTCCGCCCGGTTGGCGTTGAGCAGGTAGAGGATGACGGCTGCCAGGACGGTAGCGACAGTGGCGGCTGGTAGCAGCTCCATCGTGGAACATGTCTCCCTCTCCCGGGCCGTCTACGGTGAATAGGTGCGGCAGCGGTAAATGCGCGGGAAGAATGTCCCCGTGCCAGCCGACCTCCAAGCATGCCACTCGATGTTGATGAAATCGGTGGCATCGAAGATCGTGCCTACGTCTATGGAATCGTAGAGGAAGTTCTGCGCCCCCGATTGCACTACGGTGGGTGTTGTGATCGTTACTCCGCCGCCCTGCAATTTCAAATAGGCACTGACCGTCACGGTGCCCACTGCCGCCCACGAGGCTTGGAAATCCACGCGGCGCCCGGTCAGGTTCCCCGCCCCCGAGTACTGGATGGTGTCGGCCCCGACGCTCACGCCGGCCGCGTCGATGGTCTCCCGCTGGTACATGATGAGCGGCTGATCGGGGAAGCCTCGCCCGCCAGCGGCGCCCTCTTCGTAGACCACCTTGCCGTCAGCGTCGTGCATCGACACTCGCTGCCGCAGTGGCACGCCGACCTGGGGATTCCAGTCGTACATCGCGAACGCCGAGTTGTGCTGCGGGTCGTCGCGCACGAACACGATGCCGCGCTGCGGCATGTTGTTGCCGAAATCGTCTTCCAGGTTGAGGTCATAGGGTGTTATTTCCCCAAACCACGCGAAGTCCGAACCGTAGTTACCAACGAATCTGGTAAGACCCTTGGTCACCACGGCGTTCTCAATCGGGTTCGACCGCATCTGCTGCTCAGCGATGCGCGTAGCGGCTGCGGCTGCGTCCACCATGTCGGACTGACGGGGCGTGTACTTCGCCACCGTGTCCTGAGGGTTGATGTCAGCCACCATCGACAGCCGTCCCTACGCCCACCACGAGTTGCACCGTCTCGGCCGCCGTGCCCTCCGGCGGGGTCACCACCCACCCCATGATGCGAGTCAAGCTCGTGTAGTCCCGGTCGCCGGAAGGCCCGTCCGGGTTCGTCCAGTCGTCTGTGGTGAACAGCGCGTCGTCGCCGAGGGTGTAGGTGTCGAAGTACGGGGGCTTGTCCCCGCGCACCGTCAGGCCGGTGATGAACTGCTCGTTCGCGTAGGACTGCACGAGTGCCGCGATGGTGTAATCCAGCAGCGTGTCCGACAGCTTCACGTCCGGGTTCGAGTAGCGCGACTCGGTGATCAGGAACCCGTTCGCCCAGTCCGCTTGGTTGGTGGCGAGCTGGCGGAGCGCGGTGTCGTCGTAGCCGGCCCCCTGCCCCCACACCGCGTTGGACACGGCCGACCCGTCGTAGACCTGCGTCACGGAGATGACGTTGCCCTCGCCCGAGGCGCGGAACACGAAGCGCGGCACCTCGTCGTCGGCCTCGTCCCAGGAGCGGCCCAGGCGCGGGTAGCCCATCACGTATTGGACGCGGTAGCTCGCGGCGTCGATCGCCGAGTCGCCGTCGAGCACGCGCACGGTGGTGCGCCAGTCGTAGCCGTCGTCGACGTTGCTGCGGTCGACGTGCGCGGTCAGCAGGTTGGTTTGCTGGTCGCGCTTGTAGCTCATGTCGTGCAGCCGACCGGTCATGGCGGTGGGCTTGTCGACGGTGATCCACCCGGGGAATAGCGGACCCGCCGTCATCAGGTCGCCCACGGCGGTGGCCACCGTCAGCGCGGGCGTGAAGGTGATGGTGGTGTTGGCGGCCGCCACCTTGCCGGTCACCCGAAACGCCACGTCGCCGAGCGCGGACTGGCGCCGCTGGCCGGTGCTGTCGAGGATCGTCACGTAGGAGCCCACCGCCACGTCGAGGGCGTCGGTGTTGCCGGCGACGAACGTGGTGGTGGTGCCGCCGGTGACAGCGGTCGCCGTGCCGAGGTTGTCGGCCGGGCCGAGCTGGGAGAACAGCGACGGGGTGAGCAGGTCGCCCACGATGGTCGTGCGGTCCTCCTGCGCCCACACCAGGTCACCGCCGTTCATCGGGCCGGTGATGAGCCGGCGCGACCAGTTGTACTCGATGGTGCGCGCGATGATCTCCCAGCGGCCGGTAGCCGGCACCGGGGTGCGCGCCCACACCACGCCGAACCACACGGCCTGGTGGGCTTCGGTGTTCTCTTCCTCGTCGAGCACCGACCGCACGACCACGATTCCGGTCTTGCGCGGCAGGATCAGCTCCCACGGGTTCATCTCGCGCACGTCCGGGTCGGCGAGCTGGAGGGAGGCGCGCAGCTCCCCGACGCCCTTGAGCTGCTCGGAGAACTTCACGCCCGACAGCGGCAGGGGCGCGTTGCTGATGACGGTCGGGTCGCCCAGGAAGAAGCTGACCGGCCAGTAGGTGTATCTGACGCGCTGCTCGGTGTCCAGGTCGTAGCCGTCCTCCAGCAGGCGGGCGGCCTCGGAGGAGAACAGCGAGAGCGGGGGCGTCACGCCGGCACCAGCAGCACGCTCAGGTTCGTGCCGGGCGCGGCGGCCGGCAGCGTGATCGTGCCGAGGGAGCCGTTGCGGGCGATGTTCCGCACCGTGTGCGCACCGGTCAGCGACGCCGTGGTGCCCGGCGACGCGATGATCGTCGGCTGCGAGAAGCCAGCGCCCAGCGACTCGGACAGCTCATCGCCGAACGCGAAGTTACCCACGTTGTAGGTGGTGGAGTCCAGGGTGACCGAGCAGAACACGAGGTTGCCGGCGATACTGCCAGCCACCATGCCCCAGTCCAGCCCGCCGGAGGCCTGAAGCTTGTACGCGTACCCGGGGTCCGCCACCGACACCGACATGATCGTTGCCGCCGTGCCGACGGTCAGCGAGCCGGAACCGGTCTGCGTGGGCTTGTCGAACTGGAACGCCGAGACGCCCTTCCAAGCGGAGCCGTCCCAGACGCGCAGGCGAGCCGGGTAGGCGCCCGCTGCGGGCAAGATCTGCATCTCGCCCACCATCGTGCCGTTGTCGCTGGTCTGGCCGGTGAACGGCGAGTACACGGCGCCGCAGATGGCGGTCCGCTTGCGCAGGTCGGTCAGGACCGCCGCGCTCGATGCCGCGTTGACCGTGGCCCGCCACATCGGCATGAAACTGTTGGGCAGGGCCGGGTCCGCCGGGGTGCCGGCCGTCGCCGTGCCCTGGACCGCCACCAGGTCGGCCGAGTTGACCGCGCCTGAGTAGAAGGCGTCCTGGACGCGTACGCCGATGATGTCGATGCGGTTGGTGGTCGGCGAGCTGGCGGTCAGCGACAGCACCTGCGTGTTGTCGCTGAACACGGCGTAGTCGCCGCCGTTGGTGGTGAACGTGTTCTCGATGATCGCGGCGAAGCGGCCCACGCTCACGTCGAAGTTCGTGACGCTCGCGTTGCCCTGACGGCCCGACTGCCCGCCCAGGATGCCCGAGCGGGCCGCCTGGTCGGTGGTGTTCAGCGTGGTGGGCAGGAACCGCGTGGAGGTCTGGTAGAGCCGGTCCAGCGCGGCCGGGTAGGTGCCGGCCTGGAGGTAGGCGGGGAGGTTGTTGACGGCCATGCGTTACTCCCAGGTCGAGCGCCAGATGACGCGCAGGTTTGCGGAGGGGTTGAATGAGCCGGACGACGCGCGCCAGCGGATGTTGTTGTTGCCGGGGGCGAGCACCCACGGGCGCCCGACGAGGCGGTACGTGGCCGGGTCCACCTTGCCCGAGCGCGAGTCGATGGTCACCTTCGTGAGAGCCGGCACGTTGCCCACCAGCAGGAAGGACCGGCCGGTCGACTCGTTCGAGATCACCGGCGAGTTCACCGGGCCGGTGATCTCGAAGATGGGGTAGGCGTCCACGTCGCCCCGGTTCACGGCCTGCCGCATGCCGCCCGGGTTCAGGATCAGCCCGTAGTTGTAGCTGTAGGTCTTCGAGTAGGTGCGGCCCGACACCACGTCGACCGGAAGCCCGATGTCGATGTACTCGGCGGCCCCGGTCAGGTACTTGTACGGGGGGTTCGCCGCCACCAGGGTGAACGACACCTGAGTGGCCACGCCCCCGTAGTCGTGGCCCATCTCGGGGGTGGCGCGGAAGTCGCCTGAGGAGCGGCACACGAGGCCCATGCGCGCGGCCTCGCCGAAGTCGTACTGCTCCCACACCACGCGGGACCGGTTGCGCAGCAGCTGCCGCAGGGCGCGGATCTTGCGTCGCAGCGTCGCCCCGTCCGGCGCCACCATCAGCCCGGACACCGGCAGCTCGCGCGGGGCGATCGAGCCGGGCCCGTCGAGCCCGCCGTCTCGGCCGCCCACCGTGTCGATCGGGGTCACGTACTCGACGCCCTCCCAGCCGGTGGGCTCACCGACCACGATCAACGTGCCGTCGGCGTGCTGGGTGTTGAACCAGAAGTCATCGGGCGACTCGGCCAGGGCCGCGCCGAGGCGGTACTGGCCGTCGACCGGGACGGCCGGCAGGGAGGCGTAGGCGTTCGGGGCGGTCATGCGTTCACCTGCTGATCGTTGACGCCGGCCTGCACGCCGTTCCGCCCCACGGTGAGGGTGTTGGCGCCGGAGAGGAAGTCGCCGTAGCCGCGCCGGAGCACGATGTTGGCGAACTGGTTCACGTCGGTGCCGGGGCGCATGACGTTCGTCTGGTTGACGACCACGGCGCCTCGGCCCACACCGGCGCCGGCACCGACCAGCTCCCCGGCGTGGTTGGCGTCCAGGGTGATGCCGCCGTCGTCGGGCAGTGCGCCGGCCACCATGGCATCCGCTGCGGCCGCCACGTCGCCCACCATCGAGTGCAGGCCGTCCACGAGGCCCTGGCCGACGTTCACGCCGATCTGGTGGAACACGCGCGAGGGCGACTTGACCGCGAAGCCGGACTTCGCCTTGTTGATGGCGCCCTGCGTGGTGACCCCGATAACCGACAGGAGGTCGTCGACCATGGACTTGATACCGTCGATCAGGCCTTGGATGATCTGGCGGCCCGTGTCGTATAGCCACCGGGCGGCGCCCTTCACCGCATCCCACACCTTGCCGGGCAGCGACAGGAACCAGTCGACCACGTTGCCGATGGCGTCACCGACACCGCTGACAATGTTACCCATCAGGCTGACAATGTTCTGCCAGATCTGGGTGAACCACTGTCCGACTTTCCCGACGAGGCCACCGAATCCGTCGGAGAACAGGTCGCCGATCCACGAGAATATGCCGCTGAAGAAGTCGCCGATGCCATTCCAGATGTAGGAGATGAAGTCGGCTATGGCCCCGAACACGGACGTAACCACGTTCCATATGCCCTGGATTACGGCGGTGGCCACGGTGAGCACGAACCCGAGCACGGTGGCTATGATGCTGAATACCGGGATGAATACGTCGAGCAGGAATCCCACAATGTCGGTGAAGATCGGAATCAGGGTGACCATCATGTCGGCCCACGCCTGAATGTAGGGCACGATCGCGATAATGAAGTCAATCAGTCGTGGCATGAGGTCGGCCACCATTTGAATAAGCGGCGGCACAATGGGTAGCAGCGCCTGTAGCAGCTGCACGAATACCCCGGCCAGCGGCGCCATGGACTTCACCAGGTTGGCGAATGCCGCCCCGATTTCCTTGATGATCGGACCCAGGGTGGGCATCGCGTCGTTGATCGCTTCGCTGAAGGCGTCGATCACCGGCTCGAACGCGGCCAGCACCTGGCCGAGCGCGCCGGCCAGCGCCTGAAACAGCGGGCTCAGCGCGGACAGGAGCCGGCCGAATGCCGCGATGATCGGCACCAGCACGGGGCCGATGACCGAGGCGACCTGCGCCAGGATCGGCAGCACGGTGTTGGCGAACACGCTGAACACGGCCTCCAGCACCGGCAGCAACGCCTGCACCACCTTGTGCATGGAGGCGAAGAAGCTGACCAGCGCCTCCTGTCCGGCGTTGGAGCCGGTGAAGTCGGCGAGGCGCTGCGTGATGGCCTCGATGCTCTCCAGCAGGCCGGCGCCGGCTGTGCGGGCCGCGTTCATCACGTTGCCCAGGGACTCGAACACGTTGCCGAAGATCCGGCCGAGGGTCTGGAGGGCGACGATGGCGCGCTCGAAGAACGCTTCCAGCCGACCGTCAGCGGCCATCGCCGAGATCTTCTCGGCGAAGCCGGTAGCGAAGGTGGACACGGCGGCGGTGAGCCGGGGCAGGAACGTCGAGCCGGTGCTGACGAGGTCCACCAGGGCCGAGGTGGCGGGCCGCATCGCGCCGGCCAGGTTGGCGAACGCCTCCTGCACGTTGGTCGTGAAGACGGTGACCTTCTGCACCTCGGGCGCCTGTAGTAGGAAGTCGGCGGTCTCGCGAGCGGCCAACCCGATGTTCTTGGCCACGCCCTGGAATGCGGCGCCGAAGATCGGCAGGTAGGTCTGCCCCAGAGGCTTGACCACATCGGCGATCTCCGAGAACAGGGCCTCCTGTGTGGCCTGCTGGATCTCGTCGAAGATGGGCTTCAGAGCCTTCATCTCCTGGGCGAACTGGCGCGCCGAGGGCGACAGCTCCTTCAGCGCCTCGTTGAACGCTGCGGCATCGCCCGAGGCGATGGCCTTGAACGCGTCCCCCATACCCTGGGTCGCGAGCTTCACCGACACCTGGACGACGGCGAGCGCGGCGAGCGCGGCCGGCAGCAGGCCCAGCACGCCGGCCGCCTGCGCTGCGGCGCCCGCGAGCGCGCCCACGCCGAGCGCCAGCTGGGTGACACCGGCGAGCGCGCCCACGGCGGCCGTGCCGATGAGGGCGAGCCGGGTGCCGGCGAGCAGCGCGGAGGCGAGCCCGGACGCGACGCTGCCCACGTGCTTGAGCAGGCCGGACAGGGACTTGCGCATGCGGTTGCTGTCGCGGTCCGCATCGTCGGCCATGCGGGTGGTGGGCGAGGGGATGTCGCTGTCGCGGCTGGCGGCCTGCGCCTCGCGCAGCGCCCTGGAGATGACGGTGCGGATCTCCAGGGCCAGGCCCTTGCCGTCGGCGCGCAGCCGGATGCCGGCCTCGGCGATGACCCGGAGCGCCACGGCTAGCTCCCCTCCTGCTGCGCGGCGTCCGCCCACGCGGCCTGTTGGGCCTCCACCTGCTCCTGTACGGGCTGGCGGGCGGCGGGCGGGGGTTCGGGCGGCCATACCTGGCTGGCGCCCTCAGGGTTGCAGTCGGGGCACGGCATGAGGCCCTGGTGCGGGGCGGGCGGCGGCCGGTAGGCGCCGGGGGGCGCGTAGGCGGGGTCGGCGACCCAGCGGGCGCCCGCGCAGTTACAGGTCACGCCGGCCTCCGGGGCATGGGCGTGCGACGCGGGTGGGGGCGTTGCGCCTGGGGCGCTTTTCCTGCTGCACGTCCGGCCTCCAGTCCCGGGCCGCGCCCGAGTCCGCCAGACATGGCCTGGTGCTCGGGGAGCATGCCCCACGTCTCCCGTGCCTCGTCGGGCCGCAGCATGGCCGACTTTTGCACGAGCTGTTTGTTCATCTTGGTGAGGGTCTCGATAGGCGCTTCGGCCCACACCGTGTACACGGCATCCAGCCACAGAGGCAGGGGCGCGGACAAGTCGATGTCCGCAAGTGCGAGGCGCCCCCGCACGTAGGGTCCAACGATTGGGTCTTCGGCCAGCCCGTGTATCAGGATGGCCGTCGCGTAGGGCGGTTTGCCGCCAGCGCGGCCAGGTGCTCGAACAGGGCCGACAGCACCTCCGCCTCGATCACGAGGTCGTCGTCATTGTCGAGGAGCTGCCGCCACCGGCGTCGGGACGAGCCGGCCTCGAACGCCGTGAACTTGTCCAGCAGTTCGTAGGGGTAGGGCTCGCCGTCGGGGCCGACGAACATGCGTTCGGTGTTCGAGTCGTCGTCGCGCTCGTCGGCGAGGATCTCGCGGGCCTGCTCGCGCAACGCCTCGGCCTGCGCGCGGTCGAGCTCGTCGAGGTCTTGGGGCTCCTCGGCGGGCGGCTCGTAGGGCCTGGGCTCCCACGCTGCCGGCACACCGTCGTCGTTGGCCAGCATCTTGCCGATGAAGCGGGTCATGCCCTCCAGCGCGCGATCGGGGTGCTTGGCGCCCTGGAGGGCCATGTTCAGCGCTGCCGCGTCCGCCGTGCCGGCCGGCTGGAAGGTGACGACGAACGGCTCACCGTTACGGAGGAACTCCACGTCGATCGGGTCGTGGCGACGCTGGTCGGGCCGCTTCTTCGCTCTGATGATCTTGTTGGCCATGGGGTGCCTCCTGGTGGCAAGGGGATCTAGTGCGCAGCGTATGGCAGGGCGTCGGTAAGGAAACCTGACCCCTGGGTACCGGGGTGGTCGACCTTGCGCCGGAACACCACGCGGCCGTTGACCACGAAGCGGAGCGTCTTGCGACGGCGCGCCCGGATGACGTGCGGGCGCGAACCCTGATCCTCGATCACCGGCACCGTGTTGGTGCCCTCGTGTCCGGCGATCACGTCCACCGACGGCCAGCCCGCCGGGTTGACGTTGGTGCGCTGGCGGATGCTGGCCAGGGTCAGGCCGGTGCGCACCCGCACCTTGACGCGAGCCACGCCGGCCACCAGCGCCATACGGCGCTCCAGGTCCGGGATGACGCCCTGGCGGCGGTCGTTGACGAACAGGTGCGGCTCGCCGGGGAGGAGCCGGACATCGGTGGGCCGCCAGTCGATGCCGGCCACGTCACGCCTCCAGACCGGGCGCGGACACGATCGTCGACACCTCGGCGGCGACGTACCCGCCCTGCGGGCCGACGCCCTCGACCACGCCGGCCTGAACCGACGAGGCCAGGTCGTCAGGCAGGCTGCGGTCCACGTTCGAGGCCCACGTGACCATCGCCTGAGACAACAGGCCGCAGTCGCGCATAAACTGCTCGCCCGCGACGGAGAGCGCCTCGGCGGTGGGGGGCTTTCCGTCGCGGCCCGGACTGGGGATGCAGCGAACCAGCTGCACGTAGAACACGGCGTGCCGGACGCTGCCCACGTTCGCGGGAGAGCCTCGGCGCGGCGAGGCGGGTGCGGCGTCGAGCGCTGGCCCCCACCCGATGCCGCCCAGGGTGACGGTGAGTTGCTCGCAGTCCCACGCGGCGCCCCGGTTGGCGCCGGCCGACAGGTAGCGGCGATCGGGCAGCGGCGCCCCCTCGGCGGTCGACCAGTGGCGGACGACGGCGTCCAGCAGCTCGTGCGCCAGGCTGCGGACGTGTAGCGCGGTCCCGGTGGTCACTTCTGCGGCTCGTCGAGCGCGGCGAGCGCGTCGGCCAGTTTCTCGGCTGGCTTGGTGGCGCGCTTGGCCTTGCCGCCACGGCGCTTGCCGGTCTCGGCCTTGGTCGCAGCGGGGGCCTCGCCCTCGGCCGGCTCGTCGTCGGCGGGCTCGTCGTCGGCGTTACCGGCGTGCGCCCAGCGGCCCGCACCCCCCGCCGTCTCGGCGGCCTGCCACACGTACTCCTCGCCCACCATGTCGACGAGGGTGGGGTTGCTGGCCTCGCCCGCAGCGCTCAGCTCCTCGTCGAACTCCTCGACGAGGGTGGCACGCCGGGACAGCTCGTCGCCGTCGGGCAGCTTGTCGAAGCGGCGCTCGTGGTCGGTCGTGTGCAGGGCGCGGCGTGCTTCCTGCTCGCGCTCCGCCAGGTCGGCGCGGCGCGCGACGGTCTCGGCCGCCAGGTTCTTGGGGTGGGTGGGGCTGGTGGGCGGGGCGAACGGGTCAGACTTCACGGTGGGCACTCCTCGCCAGTCTCGGGACATCCGGGCTCCACACCTGCGCGGGCTGCGGCCGCCGGTACGGGTTCACGGTGTCCAACCATAGATCCACGCCGTAGAGGCCGGTGCGGAACCGCTCGGTGTCGTTGGCCTCGATCTCCATGGTGACGTTCTGCCGCGTCACCGATACCACGTTGGGCGGCAGCCGGCAGGACTCCAGTCCCTCGCGGGCCAGCTCAGTGCCCAGTTCGATCGCCGCGTCGATGCCGGCCTGTGGCGGCGGCTCGCCGTACCGGTAGGTGACGACGGTGGCGTCCCCGCACACCTGCCACGGCCGGCCGTCGGTGCGCTCGATCCACCCGGAGCGGATCAGGTTCCACTCGGTGAACGGCTCGCCGTCCACCAGTACCTCTTCCACCGACACCACCGGTGAGCGCGGCAGGGCGACCGCGAACGGCGCGGCGTGCACACCACGGTAGGCCAGGCCGGGGTAGAAGCGGCCGTCCAGCCAGTTGCCGCCCACCCAGCAGCCGCACGACCCCCACGACTCGTGGTAGGGCCAGGTGCCGGTGCCGATCGAGGGCGGGAAGGCGCGCAGCACCGCGTCCTCTTCGCAGCCGGCGCCGTACCAGGTGCGCCCGGACAGGGCCCACAGGATCTCGGAGGCGCGCAGGAGCTGGCGGTTCAGGGCGTCCGGGTCGGTGTCGACCCCCTCGCCCTGGAGTTCGGCCAGGCGCTCCTCGGGGATGTCGTCGACCGTGGCCCACGACGAGCACAGGACCGGTGAGCTGGGGGACGGCGCCACGTTTCACCTCCACGTAAAGGTGGGGGCGATCCGGCACGGCGGTCCGGACCGCCCCCGTTTCCCGGGCCAGGAACCCGAGACTAGGCCGAGATCTCCACGAACCCCGGGGTGAGGTCCGGGACCGTGGCGACTCGGGCGAACTGCCACACCCGGTCCGACTCGTAGGGCCAGTCCTCGGCGGGACCGGAACCCCAGTTGTCGTTCTGGGTGCAGGTGCCCTCGAAGCCGGGCAGCAGCGGGTCCTCGCCGGACAGGGTCCATGCGTCGGAGGGCCGCAGCTGCGCGCGAGGAAGCACCCAGTGGAAGTAGGGCAGGTTGGTTGCGTACGCGCCCGCGTCAATCGCGCGCGTCCACATCTCGATGGAGATGCCGTTGGGGTTGGACTCCACGCCCACCTCCGGCGCCCGGTACCCGATGTCGGTCAGGTTGTTGCCGGGGGTGGCGGTGACAACGTTGACGTTCGGGCTGGTGCCGCCGGTCAGGCCGGCGCCGGACGCGGTCATCACGGGCACGTCGCCCATGTCGACGTTGAACGTCACCGTGTACGGGCCGCCGGTGCTGCCGGTGACCGTCACGTTGTCGGCGCCGACGCTGTCCAGCGCCTCCAGTGCCGCCTCCACGGCCGAGGCGGCCGCGTTGTAGACGATGTTGGCGGTGGTGTCGCCGTCGAACGTCAGCGTGAAGTTGCCGCCGGTGGGCGTGCCGGTGATCGTGACCGTCTGCACCTCGGCGATACCGTCCCCGCCCCCGATGGTGATCACGTCGCCACCCATGGCGAATTGCATCACGTTCGGGTCGGGCGTGCACACCTGGAGGTCGGAGATCGTCCCGCGCTTCAGGGTGTCCGGCGCCTTGTAGGTCAGGCACACCCGGCCGCTGCCGGTCTTCTGCACGATCTCCGTGCCGTCCTCATATTCGAGGCCCACGCCCACGGACACAAGCGAGTCCGTGGTGTAGCACGTGCGCGTGCCCACCAGCGGGGCGCCCGTCGTGTTCAGCTGCGTAAGCCGCAGGCCGAGCGCGAAGAGGCTCCCTGAGTTGTCGTACATCCATCCTCCTCGTTACTCGGCTGGGGCCGGTTCGGTGACTTGCAGCTGGAACAGGGTGCACGGGTCGAACGTGGCGGCGAACATGCGTTCCGCCGTGTTGACCACCTCGTTGCGGGTGTGGTCAAGCAGGCTGCTCGTGTGCACCTGGCCCAGCCGCACCTCCACCGGGCCGGTCGCGTAGATCCAGGTGCCGGCCGCCACCGTCTGGTCGGCGCCCGGCGTGCCCGTGACCACGTTGACGCCCGGAGTGGTGCCGCCCGTGAGGCCGGCGCCGGACGCCGTCATCTGCGGGACGTTCCCGGCGGGGAACGTGACCGTGTACGGGCCGCCAGCGGACCCGCTCACCGTCGCACCGTCCAGGTTGGACAGGTTGTTCAACGCCGTCTGCACCGCGCTCGCGGCAGCGTTGTAGGCGATGGCGGCCGTGGTCTGCCCGCTGTAGGTGAGGGTGAACGTGCCGCCCGTCGGGCCGCCCGTGACCGTCACCGTCTGCACCTCGGCGGTGGCCACCACGGTGGGGCCGGTGCCGGTGTAGCCGGCGTCCGCGACCACGCGGGCACCGGTGCGGGTGAACAGCAGGGGACCCTGCTGCACCAGGTGGTCACCCAAGCGGGTGATCAGCCGCACCGGCACGTGCAGGAACACATCCTGGCCGAGCTGGGCCTGGCGCGCGGCCTCTTCCAGCTGCCCGAGACCGTCCGCCGGGTCCCACTCGCCGTCGACGATCTCACCCGAGGGCATGCCGAGGTAGGCGTTGGACTGCTGGTCGCCGTCCAAGTTGTCGTACGGGTTGGCGGCCGACAACGCCCCGCTCTCCAGCTCGCGCGCCACGAAAAACGAGGTCGCGGCCACCGCCTGGCGGCGAACGCGGGTCTCGTCGCGGGCCGAGCTACCCGACCGCGTCGAGCAGCGGTCCTCGACCCGGAACGCCTGCGGCCGGTAGAAGACGAGACCGTCCCCACCGACCCCGAGCGGGTCGCCGAAGATGTCCTCGCCCACGGCACACGGGTCGAACCCGCGAGCCTCCGGGCAGCGCTCGGAGCGCCACGAGATGCCGCCCTGCCAGCGATCGTCCGCCTCGCTGGGGGTGATGGCCGAAACCACCAGGCCGGTAGTGGGCGGCTTGGCCTGGACCGGCTGAATAGGAGCGAACACGCTCCCACCTCCTCTGATGTGGAGATCCTCGCCGGGCCGCGTACCGAGGCGCGCGGCCCGGCGAGGAGCCGGATGTGGTTACGCGGGGGCGGGCTCGGGGACCGTGTCGACCGCCGTGTTCGCGGTCGCCGCCGACTCGCCGGTGGGCAGTGCCGGGATGACCAGGTGGATGGACTCGATGCCCCGGAACGCCGGCACCTCGAACGACTCGGAGAACGTCTGGAACCGGTTCTGGCCGTTGAGGGTGGAGTCGCGCACCACGCCCAGGTCCAGGGTCCCCCCGTCGAGGTGAAGCCAGTCGCCCTCGGCGAACAGCAGCGAGCTGACCGAGGTCGGGAACGCCGGCAGCGCGGACTCGTTGATGGCCAGCGTGTAGTACTGCGCCGGGACCACGATGTCCGGGGCCGGGACCGTGAAGTCGGCCGGGTCGATCCCGTCCAGGTGCCACGTGACGTTGATGTTGCGCTCCGCCAACCAGCCGTTCAGCATGGCGTCGGTGATCGCCAGCGACTGGAGGCCGTCGCCCACCATCTGGCGGGTGATGTCGGCGCGCATCAGGTACTTCGCCCAGAGCGGGGCGATCCACCGCAGCGACACCTCGTCGGCCAGACGGTGCACGTTGCGGTAGTAGGCGATGATCGCGTCCAGCGTGAACAGGATGTCGCGGGTGGCGCCCAGCAGGCGCGTGCCGTAGATGTCCTTCGACGCCGTGGTCAGCTGGCCGAGCAGCCGGTTCTCGGCGAAGCGGGCGTGCGCGATGGCCTGCGCCTTGATGGTCGAGTCCATCCACTCCGGGTCGAAGCGGGTGGACATGTTCGAGAACGTCAGGCACTGGTAGATCGCGTCGACGACGGCGGTCAGCAGGCCGGGGCAGGCGATCTCCACGCAGGTCTTGGGGACCAGCGGCGACGCCTCATCGTTCGCCTCGCTCCACACACCGATGCCACCGGTCTGGGTGACACCGTCGAGCGCGGGCCGCCACTGGATGCCGCCACGGTCGGCGCCGAACCGCACGAGCGCGTCACGGACCGGGCGGTCGGTGTCGCCGATGGTGCGGATGTCGTACAGGTTCTCCAGCGGGGCGCACAGGCCGGCCGCCGTCAGGGCGCCCTCGCCGTCGAGCCCGGAGCGGACCTGCACGCGGTTGCTCGCGTTGTCGCGGGCGTGGAGCCGGCTCGCGCGCTCCGCCACGTCCTCGATGCGCTCGATGTTGGCGAACGGGTCGGCACTGCGGTGCAGCATCCGCTCCTCGGGGAACTCGGAGCGCACCGTGGCGACCGTGTACCGCTCGAACCCGGAGACACCGCGACCGCTGACGGCCATCGCCTTGGCGCGGAACGCCTCGGCGAGGGACCGGCGGTCGAGCCGCGCGCCCGGACTGTGGCCGTCGATGCCACCGGCGACGGTCGTGACCGACTTGATCTGCGGCAGGCGGGCGATGGCGGGGGTGGTGGCGCCGTTGCCGAGCGGCCGGCGGCCGGATGCGGTCACGGGGCCGCCCTCCTTGGTGTCGTCGTCGGCGCCGGTGTTGTCGTCGCCGTCGGGGGTGGTGTCGCCGCTGGTCTTGTCGTCGGCCTTCGCGTCGTCGTCCTCGGCCTTGTTCAGGGCCGCCTGAGCGTCCGCATTGCCGGGCGTGCTGCCGTCGCCCACGCGGCCGTCGTTGACGTTGTCGCCGTCGGTGGTGGCGGTGGTGGCGGTGTCGCCGCTGTCGCTGGCGGCCGGCGCGGTGAGGTCGTCCAGTTCGGCGAACTGCGCGGTGCTGGTGGCGGCGAGCTGGTCGAGGTTGGCGAGCTGCGCGTTGATGCTGCGCGCGGCCTCCACCAGGGTGTTGTACTTGGCCACCGAGTCTTCGGTGACGGGCTCATCCTTGAACGCGGCTGCGTCGGCCCGGATCGCGGAGAGCGCGGAGCGCAGCTCGTCGCGGGTCAGGTCGCCCAGCCGAGTAAGGATGTCCGCGTTGAACTGCGCGGTCATGCTCTCGGTCCTCTCGTCTGTGGGGCGGAGCGTTGACCGGCTGGGCCGGCGAGCGGCGGGAGGCTGGGCCTGCGCTGCTCGGGTGTTTGTCTCCGTTGCCGCGAGACTATCGAGGTGACCGGGGGTCTATGTGGGTCTTGCACGGTATTGCATGGCGAGGCGCCCCCGGCGGGAGATGCCGGGGGCGCCTCGTGGTTGTAGTGCTGGCGGGGTGCTACCCCTTCGCGTTGTCCGGTGTCGTTGCCGAATCGTTACCTGTAGCTGGCTTGTTCTCGGGGTTCTGGGGACAGGACTGAGTGTGCGAATCGATCCACGCCTCCGGTTTCCAGTCGGAGCAGTGCGGACACTTGCCCTGGCCTCGGGTGTTGAACTCGCCTACGGGGTTGCGGGGCACGGGTTTCTCCTCGGCTACTGGTTCCACGAGCGCTTCTTGCGGATGTACTCGTCCTTCTTGGCGCACGTGTCGTTGTGGGCGGTGTGCAGCTGGACGCCGGCCGCCCGCATTCCGGCGGCCTGGTTGGACCGGACCTTGCCGGCGAAGTACTCGTCGCCCTGGTCGCCCATGACCCATTTGCCCGCGCTGGCGGGGACCGGGTCGAGGGCGACGATGGCGGGCTTGCCCTTGCGGATTCTGCCGGTCTCGCGGGCGAACACGATCGGCTCGCCGCAGGCCACGCACGCCGTGGTGTCTTTGGTGGGTATCTGCATGGGCTCCTACCGGTAACAGGTGTCGTCGCTCGCCGTGGTCAGCCAGTCGCACCACTGCGAGTAGGTGGCCTTCAGGTTGCCGTGCTCGTCGCGCTGCCGGTCGGCCATGGTGGCGCTGTACCAGACACCGAAGGCGACGAACCCGATCGCCAGGTACACGCCGGCACGCAGCAGGAACCCGATGGCGTTGTACTTGAACGCGGTTTCGCCCTGGTAGCGGGCGCCTCGCTGGGGCCAGCACCAGCGGGCGGCGCGACGGATGCGGCGCATTTTCCTCTCCTCGGTCGTTCGGACTGACACCAAAGTAACCCCTTGCGCACGTGGGTGTCAACCGGTAGGGTTCGTGGTGTCAGGAACAACCCCACCGAGGGAAGGACCCCCGTGAGCATCGCGACCATCACCCCGCACGAGCCCCTTGACTTCACCACCTCCCCCGCCCCCCACGACCCCGAGCTCAAAGAGGTCCACGCCAACGGTGTGAAGGTCGGCTACTACAGCCAGATGCACGCCACCGCGTGGGCCGGCAGCTACCTGGCCACCCGTACCATCGCGGTCTTCGAGACCGCCGCAGAGGCCCTCGACTTCGTGGTGGTTCAGCACCGGGCCGTGGTGAACCTGGCCCGTTCCGTCCGCGCGCTCCGGCCCGCACCGATGCTGAACGCGCCCGGCACGACGGGCCGCGCCTACGACGACGGCTACAACCAGGCGCTGCGGGACGTGGAGCGCGTGGTGCGGACCGCTGTCGGCGCCGCGCTCGACGGTGAGGGGTACACGGCGATCACGAGGTAGGGATGGCTGGCGAGCCGGGCGGCCCGACACCCGAGGAGGTGCGGGCCGCCGAGGAAGAGGCCTTGCGCGTCGAGCGCGAGCGCGTCGCGGAGCTACTGCGGCGTGACAAGGAACGCGACAGGAAAGGGTAGGTGAGAGGCGATCGAGAGCGACGAGGAGACCCTAAAGCGGCTGCTCCAGGAGCAGCACGCCCAGCACGTTCAGGCCGCGACAGCGCGGGCGCAGGAGGCCCTGCGCAGGAAGCAAGACGAGCAGGAGGACAGCAGTGGGCGGTAAGCACAGGGCGGACGGCACCCGGGACGAGGACGACCGGCCACAGACGCCGGCCCCCGCCCCGCCGCAGCGCGTCCCCTGCGGGCGGGGGCACTCGGTGCAGGTGGGCTCATCCTGCGACCTCTGCGCCGCGCTGGACAGGTCGTCATGAGCTACTGCCCAACGACCGGCAAGAGCCACCACGCGAGCAGCTGCTACAGCATCACGCGCGTGTGCACGCAGACGGAGCACACGCACGACTACTCGATACCGGGGGCCTGCTTCAACAGGGAGGGCGGACAGAAGTGCCGCTACCAAGAGCACACCCATGTGAACGGGCCGCCATGCAACGGCGCGGTGGGTCCGCTGTGCGGCGGGACCCCGTAGGGAGGTGACAGCAGTCGGCCCCCGACCGGACCAACGAATCACAGTCGTTGGGGTGCTCCGGTCGGGGGCCTTCCCCTACCTCATGCAGAACGAACCCGAGGACACTCTACCGCGCCCCGGGCCGGTCCTTCTTCCACTGGGCGACAGCCGCGCACGCCTCGGCGCGACTGCCCGGGTTGACCTGCTGGGACCCGGGAAAGTTGAGGTCGCCGGTGGCGCACATCTTCTTGGCCGCGTTCACCGCCGTGGCGATGGCACGGCCCTGCGCCATCCCCTTCTCTCGCAGGTGCTTCGAGATGCGCTTGATGTAGGGCGGCAGGTGCAGCACCTTGCGTCCGGCCGCCGTGAGCGCGGCCCGCATCGAGTCCGGAACCGGCACCCCAGGCGCGGCCTGTACGTGCAGCTGGTCACCGAGGGCCGACCCGCACACGCAGTTGCCGGCACCGGAGTGCACGTCACGCGCGTACACGTGCGGCTCGACGTAGCCGCCCTCGGTGAGCGGCCCCACGGAGCCCTCCCAGCCGGCCACCTGTGCGCCGTCGGCGAACCACGGGTGGTCGCCGTCGAGCTGGAGCAGCAACTCCACCTCGGCCTCCGCCAGCCGGTCCGCCGCGCCGACCAGCTCGACGCCCGCCAGAAGGTGCTCCAGCTCCTCGACGCGCGCTGCCCTGGTGGCCGCCAGCTTCTGCTCTCGCACCCAGGCGAGCAGCTCCGCCGTCTCGCTGACCGGCTCCTCGGGCGCCGTCTCGCGCTGCGGCACGGCGCCGGCCGCGACCAGGGCACCCGGCTGGCCGGAGGCGACCAGGGCGCGCACCACCGGGAACCCGGGGGTGTTCACGGCCAGTGCGGCCATCAGCTCGCGGTTGCCGCGCACCGGCCGCCAGTCGCCGGAGAACACGGCCCCGAACGCCTTGTGGCGGGTCTGCTCGTCGAGCCCGGGGAGCAGCCGGCCCGCGTACCAGATGCCGTAGTCGTCTTCCCCGACGGCGATCTCGAACGCGGCCGTGCACGTGTTGTCGTAGTGGGCGGCGGTCTCCTGCGCGGACAGGCTCAGGCCGGCGTGCCCACCCTGCCCGGGGCCGCGCGAGATGGTGCCGTACCCGACAGGCACGGTGACCGGGTTGCCGTCAGCGTCCTGTGCCCGGGTGGCGTGGACCATGAAATAGGCGTAGCCGGTGGCCGACCGGGGCGGGGTGACGCAGCGCCCCGCCATGCCGGTGTGGCAGGTCTCCCACGCGGCCAGGTGGCCGTACACGATGTCGCCCCACGGCGCCCCGGTCTCCTCCACGGTGTGCGGGGTGGGGCCCGGCAGGTTGGGGTTGGTGAAGATGCTGGCGGGCGGCAGGGACTCGACCGAGGCCACCAGCGCGACATCCCCGCCACCCAGCGGGTAGTCCACCACGTCGTCACCGATCGCGACACGCAGGCGGTCGAAGGTGATGGGGCCGGTGTAGGTGAGCTGGTCGACCGGCACGCCGTAGCCGGCCGTCACGTGCGGCACGAACGGGCTGTGCTGCTCGGGCAGGATGGTGTTGCCGAGGGCGTTGCGCAGTGCGCCCACGATGTCGTTGTGCAGCCACTCGATCGCCTCGCGCTGGCCGCCCCCGTCGAGCAGGTACACGGTTGCCGGGTTGTCGGCCGGGTTGAACACGGCGTGCGCAAAGATGCTGGCGTCCAGGGGCCCCTCCTGCGCGGGGGAGCGCCCGTAGTCGCTGGCCGGATCGGGGGTCTTGTCGCCGCGCTCCGTCGCCTCGCGGCGGTAGCGCTCGATCATGGCGGCCTGGTCGGTGGTCTCCAGGGCGATGCGGTGCACGGCCGACACCTGCTCGGGGCCCCACGTGTCCACCTCATCGCCGAGGTAGGCCAGCGTCAGGTGCAGCTCCTCGGCCGGGTCGCCGCCGGGCACGAGCAGCATGTTCGGGTTCGCCGGGATGAGCGCCACCATGCCGCTGGTGGAGTAGTCGTTCTCGGGCGGGTCGAAGTCGTCGCCGATCGCGGCCGCCAGGGCACGCAGCTCGCCCACGATGTCGTCGTCCCCGGCGGCACACGGCGAGCACTCGTCGCCGAGGTCGAGGGAGCGCCAGGACGGCCACGCGGCGGCGGTCAGGGTGTCGGCGTGCTCGGCGGCCGCCATGGCCTGGCCGTCCAGCTCGATGTAGGCGCCGGCGAAGGCCGGGATGCCCACGAGGGTGGTGGCGGCGATGACGCCGGACTGCATGGAGATGCGGACGTAGGTGCCCTCGTCGGCGAGCTGCCCGGCCGCGTCCTGGTATTCGGCCACCACCTCGGTCATGTCGACGCTGTTGCCGCGCAGCGCCTTGTCCTTGACCAGCTGGTAGGCCGACTTCGCGGGGGCGGCGGGCACGTCGGTGTACATCCAGCCGGTTCCCTGCCAGGCGAAGGTGCCCTCCGGCAGGGCGTTGCCGTCCATGTCGACCACCTGCGGGCCGGGCACGCGCTCGGCGTGGGTGATGGCCCCGACGTGCCAGGTGGCCGCGTCGCCGTCGGCGCCGTGGGTGGAGCGGGTCGCGGCGTAGAGCGGGATGGGCAGGGTGCGGGTGGTGAGGGTGCCGGGCTCGATGTAGCGGTGGTCGGAGGTCTCCATGCCCTCGATCACCATGACCGGCAGGCGGATGGGCACGGCGTTCTCGGGGATGCCCTCGGTGCTGGCGGTGGGGTCGATGACGGGCGCGCTCATCGGGGGCCCTCCTTATCCGGACGGTGATCTTGGCTTGGTTGAGCGGAGTTTGGTTCTACAGAGGACGTTCCGGGCGGGCCCTCGGGGCCGTCTAGAGTGGACAGTGCGGCGGTGAACACATCGCGTGGCCGGGTCACCGAACGCTCCAGCCACATGAAACCGTCCTGCAACACGGTGCGGCTGTGCGCGTGCATCCGCGCATCGGTGCCCAGGGTGCGCTTGGCTCGCGCCCACACCTGCCCCACCGCCTGCTCCGCCACCTTGATGGCGTCGACCAGCTCGCGCTCCTCGTCGGTCAGCTCCCGATACCCGCGCAGCGGCTCAGGCCGCGCAACGAACTCCTCGCTCACGATCCACCCTCCAGGAAATCCCTCTTCAGGCCGCGCACGGCAAGGTACTGGTCGCGTTGCTGCTGCGCCGTCGTGCCGCTGCGGCCCGCCTGGTCGTCCATGTCCGCCAGCCGGATCAAGTCCGCCATCGCGGCCGAGGGCGGCATGGCGAGCCGGGCCGCCACGATGTCGTCAACCGGGCCGCCGGTGGGCAGCGCGTACACGCTGAAGTAGGTGCACAGGCAGCCCGCGTGGTCGCCCGGGTGGTAGTGGCTGGCGCGCAGCCACCGATCACTCTCCCGCACACCCAGCACCGGATCGGTCCACGAGTCGAACCGCTCGCCGTCCAGGGCCAGGTGCGGCTCGAACGTGGAGCGCGGCATGTAGCCGTAGCGCCACTCGAACCCGAGGTGCACGGCGCCTGCGTTGGTGAGTTCGCCGACGACGGCGGTGCCGTTGCCCAGGCCGCCCACCGGCTCACCGGTGAGGGAGCGGCCGTTGTGCATGCCGGCCGAGGTCTCCGGCATGCCGCCCACGAACGCGAGCGCGTCCCGCACCAGGCCGGGCGGCACATCGACCTCGGGGGCCTCGCCGTCGGCGGTCTCGTCCAGCCCCCCGAACATCACCTTCTCCAGGTGCGCGTCCAGGGAGGTCTCCAGCGTGGACCACGCCTCGTCCACGCGGGACTCCATCGCGGACCGCACGCGCGCGGCGGCGGCCGCCCCGGCCGTGGTGTCCGCCTTCAGGCCCAGCATGCGCAGCACGCGTGCCACCACCTTGCGGATGCCGTCGTTGACCCGCTCGGCGAACTTGCGGGAGACGGACTCCCAGGCGCCCGCGATCAGGTGCCGGGCGCTGGCGTCCAGCTTGAGGCACTGTTCGGGGCCGAGGCGCTGCGGCCAGGTCTGCACCGGGTAGGCGCGTAGCTGGGCGTGCAGCTCCATGTCACGGGTGGCCTTGGATCGCAGGCGCGAGCCGGCGCGCTCCAGTGCTCGGCGCAGCGCCTGGTCCACGTCGCTGAGGATGAGGTCGCGGACGGTGGCGTCGATGTCGGCCAGCTCGCGACTGTCGTCCAGCAGGGAGCGGAACGCCGGCTTGCTGGAGGCGACCAGCGCGGCGGGGGTCGCCGAGGCGGCGATGCCCGGCGGGGCGGTCGACGGGGCGCCGGTGCCGCCGGGGGCGTCCGGCTCGGCGGCCGGCTCGTCCGGACGGGCGGCCGGCAGCTGCCGCGACTCCTGTGCGGCCGGGAGCTGCGGCACCTCGGCGCCCTCGGCCTTCGCGAATCCAGCGAGGATGGCGGTCGCCGCACCGGTGTCGATGCCGTTCTTGGCGGCGATCAGCTGTAGCGCTTCCTCGGGGGTGGGGGCGTCGCCGTCGTTGAACCCGAGGGCCTCGCGGCCGGCGGCCGGGCCGATCAGGATGCGGTCGAGGGCGTCGAGGGCGTCCTGTCGCCGGTTCGGGTTCTCGGTGATGCTGCCCGCGTCGTACCAGATCCGCAGGCGCTTGGCCTCGCTGGCCGGGAACGCGCCCTTGGCCAGGGCGGGCCGCAGGTAGGCGGCGGTGAGGCTGTCGGCCATGATCCGGATGGAGGGCTCCAGGTGGTGCCGGAACGTGGCGTTGTCGATCTGCCACGCCGTCCAGTGGTTCACGTCCGCCATGCCGGTGAGGATCTCCGGGGGGATGTCTAGGCCGTTGGCCATGCGCGACATGGCCTTGTCGAGCTTGGCGAGCAGGGTGGGCGAGTCCTCCCGCTCCAGACGCAGGTGCCGGATGGCTTGAATGTCCTCGATGGTGCCGGTGATGATGGCGGGCACCACGGCGCCCGCGTCCCCTTCGTTGGCGATCGGGGCCAGCAGGGTGGCGGCCAGGTCGGCCATGAACCGGTCGCGGCGACTGCCGGCCGTGTCGTCGTCCTCGCCGGTGGCGCGCATCTGGGTCATCGACTCGGGGACGAACAGGATGCCGTTCGCGGCGACGCGGGAGCGGCTCGCGGCCCGCAGCTCGCGACCCAACAGGGTGATCTCTTCGAGCACGTCGGCGCCCGCGTTGAGGGCCGAGTCCGCGAGGTGGCCGTGCGCGGCGTGCGGCATCCACAGCCGGTACAGCTCCTCGGAGTCGAGGTTGATCGCGCGAGGCTGGCCGAGCTCGTCCTTGACGGTCATGCGGGTGCCGGCCACGTCGACATCCATCACCGACCGGATCTTCCACACCTCTTCCTCGGTGTAGGGGTCGATCGATCCGTGCATCCAGCAGTCCCCGGCCACGTCGAAGTTCTCCGACCAGACGCCGGTGAACTCGTAGCTGTCGAGGGGCAGGCGGGCCAGCTCGGCCTCGGCGGCGGCGGCGAGCTGCTCGGGCACGGTGACGCGCTTGCGCCTGTCTGCGTCCTCGTCGTGGCGCATCGACACGGCGATGGGCTCGTCGTCGTCCTCCAGGATTTCGGCGACGTAGAACTTGACGCGGGAGATGGCGCGGGCCCGGAACTGGAAGGCGTACCGGAGTTCGATGATCATGTCTCGGTATGCCCAGGCCAGGGACTGCCAGGACTGCCGGTTGCCGGCGACCGCGCGCAGCCGCTCCGCGCTCATGGGCTCGATGCGCATGCCGGAGGCCCGTAGCACGCGGGGGTTGCTGCGGGCGTGGTGGACGCGCTCCAGACTCTCGGCGACGCGCAGCACGCGCTCCTGGTACTCGTTCGGCTGAGCGCGGCCAAACAGCGGCATGGGGTGACTCCTACGGTCAGCGTGCGGCGAGGCCCACGATGGCGGAGAGGGCGAGCGGGGCCGCGATGAGCGACCACACTGTGGTGGGCAGGAGGCTGGCGCCCGCGACGGTGGCGACCGAGGTCCAGAACCCGGCGCACCAGTAGCAGGAGATGAGCGTGACCAGCGACGGCTCGCCGTCGTAGGGCTGGCGCCGATCGTAGACGGCCTGCTCGTGCGGCCCGATCCTCGGCTCTCCGTCGACCAGTGCCGGCTTGCCGTGCGCGGCCTGGTCGGCTCTGCGCGCCTCGGCGATCTCGCGGGCGGCACGGCGTTCGGCCCAGGCGACGAGGGCCGCGCGGACACGGGGCAGCGGCGGTAGGGCGTCATCGACGACGAGCCGGGCGAGCCGGAACGCCACCAGGCCGTTGACGATCAGCCACACGGGGTGGCTGATCCAGTCGATGTTCACGCGGTGTATGTCCAGTTGATCACGACGAGAATGGCGCTCACGAGCCCGAGGAGCACGGCGGCCCATCCGGCGGTGGAGATGGTGCGGACGACGGCCCGCCCGTCACCGGTGCGGACGCCCACGCCTGCGGTGGCGAGCCCGGCGGCGATGAGACCCAGGCACATCAGCAGGCTGATCAGGTAGTTGTTGATCATGATCGGAGGTCCTCCCACGCGATACGACGGGCCGCCCACCTCGGCGACCACCGCTTGAGTGTGCCGTGCGAGCACCCGCAGCCGACCAGCTTTTGCACCTGAACAACACCCGCGTCGGTGACCACCCGGTGGCCGGTGTTGACCGCAGCATGGCCGGTGACCGGCCTGGGCGTGTCGTCGTAGTGGATCTTCGACCAGAACCGGATGTTGCTCAGGAACAGGCCGTCCGGATCGAAGTCGGCCACGCTCGACGCGTCGTCCCGGTTCTTGGGCGCCCGGTCGTACACGTACAGGCCCTGCGGCGTGTAGAACACCTTGCCGACGGCGACGCGGGTGCCGTCCGGGAGCCGCAGCATGGCCGGGAAGAGCGCGAGCGCCACGCAGGTGGGTCGGGGCGCGACGCGCTTGACGAGGGACTCCACGGCCTCGGTGGCCGGGCGTCGGGTGGTGCGCAGGATGGGGGCCATGGGCTCCTCCAGGTTCGTGGGGTACCGCCCCCATGCTACGGCTCGACCCCCAAGCCGGTGGTGGGCTTGGGGGTCGAGGGCGCGGCGGTCACGGCCGTCGGGGAGCCCGGGGCTTGGGGTAGCGGTAGAACACGATGCCCGAGCACACGAACGAGCCGGCGAGGAACGTGACGGCCGCGTACAGGAGCCACACGTAGTCGCGGGTGGCGATGAACCCGACGCCGGCCACCAGCACGAATACGGCGATCATGCACGAGATGAGGAAGGTGGACAAGCGGTCTCGGTCGGCCTTCAGCTGGTCGGCCTGAGCGGCGGCCCGCTCCTGGTAGCGGCGGGCCACGGCGGGGTCATGCATGCTTGCTCTCCTTGCGCATCGTCGGGAACTTGTCGTGAGCGGTGTCGCGGGGCACGCGCACCATCTCGCCGGGGTAGGTGGTGACGGTGCCGTCGTCGTTGCGGACACGGCGCGGCGCCCAGCGGGTGAAGTTGCAGCGCAGCTGCCCCATCTCCACGCCGAAGCGGTAGACGAAGACGGTGCCCTTGTCGTACATGTAGCACCACGGCGTGTCGCGCGAGCTGTTCCACTCGTGCACCCAGTCGGCGTGTACGGCCGGCAGATCCGCGACCTTGGCGCGGAAGTCCTCGTCGGTGAACTCGTGGTCGGTGGTGGACTGGAATCGGAAGAAGGCGTCGAGGGCGCCTTCGCCCCACGGGTCGTATCCCTCGGGCGCACCGTCGTCGGTGATGCAGCCGATGAACTCAGCGTCGGGGCCTCGGCCGATATAGAAGTCGGCCGCTTCCTGCTTCGGGTTGACCTGGGCAGTCAGGGTGTCGGTCATGGTGTGCTCCTCAGAACTCGTGGTCGGTGAGCCGTGGGTCGGGCCACGGTCGGTTCGGTGCGGGAAGGTGGGGGTTTTGGTCGTAGGCGACGACGGGCACCGTGTCGCCTCCAGCCCTCGCGCGGGCGTGGTAGGCGGCGAGCGCACGAGCCTGAAGTTCCCCGGCCTCGCGGATCTCTGCCTGGCGGCTCTGCGCCTCCAGGGCGCGATCCGGCCGGGGAGCGTGCTGCGGGCAGGGACAGTCCAGCGGGGGCAGCATGGCCAACATCTGCCGGGCCACCTCGCCCTCCGGGCCGGGTCGGCGACGGCGCGCCTGCCAGAAGCGGATGTCGTGCATGCGCTGGTGGGCGCGGGCGATAGCGCGCTCGTCGGCTCGACGCTGCGGCCGGTCGAGGAGCTTGTGCGCGGCGCGTACCAGCCGGCCGCGCACACAGAAGTTGAGCAGCCACAGACACCCGAGGGTGACGCCCGACCATCCGAGCGCCACCCCCAACCAGTAGGCCGGATTCACGGGGCGATCATCTCGCCGTCCGCGATGATCCGGTTGGTGACGCCCACCTGACGGATGTAGCGGACCGAGCTGGCGGCCACGTAGTGGCTGAACCCGGAGTAGCGCAGCCGCAGCCGGGTGCTTCGGCCGGCGTAGGTGATGCCGTCGATGATGGCGTGGCCGCTGTTGACCTCCACCTTGTCGTGGAACGGGGTGGCCCAGGTGATCAGCACGGGCAGGCCGCTGACGGCGGCGGCGACGGCGGCCGACGCGGTCTCGAAGTCCCACCCGCTGTCGACGGTGGCGTGCCACAGTTCGACGGCCAGGTCGTGCTGGTCCTGCCAGTACAGGGTGGGGCGCTGGCCGTCGCGCCCGACCTGGTTATCGACACCGCTCCACGTGGTCGTGGAGAACGGGCCTTCGCTCGCGGGGGCGATGCGGGTGCGGTGGGGGGTCTGGGTGTGCTCGACCCAGGCGTGCATCACCTCGGACTGGGGGCCGATCTTGGAGGCCCAGTCGCAGGCGCACACGGCCTGGTGGCCCTCGACGGTGGGCGCGCAGTCGATGAACTGGGGGGCCTTGTCAAAGCAGTTGAGGCTCATGGTGTCGCTGGTCCTTCCCTGGCGGGGTTGTTCCGGTATGAGGAGAACCCTACCCCCTGTGGGGATGGGTGTCAACACGGACATGCGAATGCCCCCGCCGGGAGTGGCGGGGGCATTGCGCGGGGGCTTTCTCGGGACGGCTACGCGCGGGCGCGGATCTCGCGGCGGGCCAGGGCCAGCCGGCAGTAGGCGTGCTCCGCCCGGGACAGGCCGGAACGGAGGGCGTACAGCTCCAGGGCCGGAGTCTCCAGGTAGTCCACCATGCTGCGGAAGGTGGGCGCCGCGTCGTCGGACAGGATGCCGAAGTACAGGACATCGAGTTCCCGACGGTCGAGGCCCGCCAGGTGCTCAGCGTCCACGCCGGCCAGGCGAGCGACGGTGTGGGCGTAGTTCGTGGTGGCGGTGAGGCTCATGGGGGTCCTTCTCTCTGTGGAGTTGTTTCCTACGAGAGAGAGCCTAACCCACGAGTGACGTGGGTGTCAACATGGGGGTTCTGCGGCGAGCCTGCCCCACCAGCCCGCCCTGCTCGCGCTGGCACGGCTGGCACGCCGGCTGAATGTTGGACCTCCGGTAGCTGCCGCCGTCCGCACCCAGCACCAGCCGATCCGGCGACACGCTGTCCTCGTCGCACACGTACTCGCAGTACCGCGAGATCTGGAGGTGACAGGCCACGTGCACGCCGTCGCCGAAGTGCTCGACCAGCCACCGGCGGCGACGGCGCCGGGACTCGGCAGACCCCCGCGTGTTGCTGTTGCTCGTCGACCGCCGGTCGCTGGCGCGGCTCACCACTGCTCCAGGGTGCCGAACTGCTGGTCGAACAGGGCGCGCTCCTCGGGCGACATCTCCTCGACGCAGTCCTCCCAGCTCGGACGGCCAGCGGCGTCCCACGCCTGGCGCACGGCGTCGGAGTAGCCGTTGCCGCTGTCGATGCCGATGCGGCTCACCGGACCGCCAGCCCCACCAGGAGCGCTCCGGCAGCCATGCCCCCCGACAGGCCGAGGAGAACCAGCGCGGCCCACACGGGCCACATGAGGACCCCGCGTAGCCGGCTCACCGGACACCGACTTCCTTGGCCAGCTGGCCGAGCGCGGCGTCCAGGGTGGCGCCGGAGCCGTAGCGGAACCGGTTAGGCAGCCGGGATGGGCGGACCGGGATGCACACGTGCCACTTACCCAGGCTCCACGAGGCCTCGATCCGGGCGGGCACGCCGTGCGTCCAGTAGCTGCCGTCCGGGTGCCGGCGGTCCCACTCGTCCTGAACGGCGCGCTGCGCGGCCTCCACGATGCGTGCTTCGATGTCGCTCATCGGGCACCTGCCGCGTCGGGGCGGCCGTTGTGCACGTGGACGGCCAGGGCCGCCTCGGCGAGGCGCCGCAGGGCGCCGGCAGGCACAACGATGTCGCACTCGTCGTTCTGCATGACCACTGCGCCGTCGTCGGTGCGCCACACGTACAGCGGGGCGCCGTCGTCGGTGGCGACGTTGGCGAGCAGCCACGCCTGGTCGGAGCCGTAGGTGGCCGGGTGGCGGATGCCGGGGGTGGCGGGCTTAGAAGTCATGCTGGATCACCGCCACGCTGTTGGCGACCTCGGGCTGGACCAGCACGCGCCCGGACTGCGCGGCCACCCGGACACGGTCGAAGCAGAGCTCCACCCTGACCTGGCGGCCGTTGCCGAACGTGTGCATCAGCTCCGGGTTCACGCCGATGGGCGTCGGGCGGGCGCCGTACGGGTCCAGCGTGGTGGTGGACCCGTGCGGGTCGGCGAGGGCGTCGGCGAGGGCGTCGGCGCGGCGCAGCTCGGCATCCAGTCGATCGGACAGGCGTAGCGCCAGGTCGCGCATCCACTGGGGGGCGCGCGTGAGGCGCTCGCGCTCGCGTTCGGTGAGGTGGTCGGTGGGGCTCATGGGCTGTACCTCTCGGGTGGTTGCCCCGGGGCGGGTGTCGGGGCACGTGGCCCCGGGGCGGGTCGGATTCTAGCTGGCGGTGGTGTAGCGGCCCTGGACGAACTCGCGACCGGCGGCGGTCTTGGAGCGGCCGTTGGCCAGGGCGAACTTGTAGTTGGTGGTGCCCATGTAGGCGACGGTCTCGCGGGAGACCACCGCAGAGAAGGCGGTCGCGTTGCCAGCGGCGTCCCACTCGATGGCCACCAGGTCGCCGGTGGCGAGCTGGGCGCCCTTGCGCCAGTTGGTGGGGTCCTGGGACTTCGCGAGCTTCGCCATGATCTCTGGTCCTTCCCGGTGGGGGTTGTTCCTGCCGATGAGAGAACTGTACCCCACGGGGAGGATGGGTGTCAACTCCCCGTGGGGTACGAGTCTCAGGCCCCGACGGTCAGGGCGGCGACGGCGTACACCTCGTCGCACGCCTCGCTGGTGGTGACGCTGTCGAAGCCCGCGTCTCGCATGAGCTGACCGGCGCGGGTCGGGTCGAACCGGGTGGCCACGGTGATGTAGATGCCCTGGCAATCCTGGCCCGCGCTGACCCAACGAGCGTCGACCTGGTGGGTGCGCATGAGGGCCTTGACGTGGTCGATGGCGTCGCGGGTGGTGGTGAAGGTGGCGGTCATTTCGGGTCCTTCCCTGGCTGGGTTGTTCCTGACACCACGAACCCTACCCATGCTCGACGTGGGTGTCAAGCGTGGATAGGGTTCGGCGTGGCCGACCTACTCGTCGTCCACCAGGCGACGCTGCGCCTCGCGCACTTCCTCGGCCAGGCGCGCGGCGGCCGCCTCGCGCTCCGCCTGCTGCTGGGCCTCCTCCTCGGCGCTCATCCCGTGCTCGCCACGATCGCGAAGGGACCCAGCCGGGTCAGCTCCCGTGTTTGCCACGGGCGCCCCCTCATGCCCCCGCAGTCGCGGCACAGGCCCACCCACCAGTGGCCGCCGGACGTGGCGGTCAGCAGCGCGTAGTGATGCGGCTCGTCGGGCGCCTCGGGCGCCTTGCTGGGGCTGACCACCAGTGAGCCGGGGGCGGGCGCCCGGTGGTGGTAGTGGGCCTTGGCGAGGTCGGAGTAGCGGCGCAGCTCGACGCCGTCGCCGTCGAAGATCACGCCCGTGACGGCCGGGCCCGCGCCGTGTACGGCGTCGATGACCCAGGCCATGGCCTCCGCATCCGGGTCGCCCACCTCGTGGGCCGTCCAGCTGCACGTGTCCAGGGCCTTGCCGGCCTGGTCGTACGTGCGGGCCTGCCGGAAGCCCAGTCGCCCACCCAACGGCCCGTAGGGGCCGGGTGGGGTCGGTGGGCCGGGGTCGGGTGGCTGGGCGTGCATCGGGTCGTCCAGGGAGGCGGGGCGCCGCCCGCGCGTGTCGGTCACTGGTCGCGCTCCCGGGCCTGCTCCTCGCGCTGCCGCTGGCGGGCCTGCTCCTCGCGCTCGGCCTGGCGACGGCGTTCGAGCGCCTCGTTGACGCGCGCCTCCTGGGCGGCGCGGGCGGCCTGCATCTCGCGTGCCGCTGCGGCACGGGCTGCGGCCTTGTCCTCGGGTGTGGCCATGCTGGTTCTCCTCGGTGGGTTGAAACGTGTCAAGTGGATCTAGCGTTGGTGCTCGCAGCGCAGGTGCCCGCAGATGGTGCAGCGCGCCATGATCACCTCCTCAGTTCATCCGGCGCAGGCAGTCCTGGAGCTGCGCGGGGGTGTGGTCCATGATCGGCGCCCCGCAGACCGGGCAGTAGCCGCCCGCCGGGGTCTTGTCCCCCACCGGTGCCTCCTAGTTCATGCTGGCCAGGCAGTCCTCCCACTGCTGGTCGGTGTGCTTGTCGCGCGACTGCCCGCAGGCGGGGCAGATGATCTCATTGCGTCGGTCGGTCAGGGCTTGCTCCTCGGGATGGAGGGCCCGCCCCCGGGGTCCGGGGGCGGGCCGGTCGGTCAGGCGCTGTACTCGCGCCACAGGTCGCGGGCGTCCCGCTCGGTCAGGTCGGTCTGGCCGTCGCGGTTGGCCACGGCCTCGGCCTCTTCGTGGTCCCAGACCTGCCAGGTGCCCTTGTCGGTGGGGCCGTAGGTGTAGCGGTCGGTGCCGGTGAGGGTGGAGGCGGCGACCATGGCGGCCGACTCTTCGCGGGTGAGGAACGTTCCGCCGGGGATCTGGGTGAGGTTTCGCATTGTCTGGGTCCTTCCGTCTGGGGTTGTTCCCTGCTGACATGGACTACTTTACCCACGAGAGACGTGGGTGTCAACCCCCTGGGGAGGCTGACACCCACGTTCACTCGGATGGAGCAGTCAGCTCACGAGAATCCGCAGCTGACGGTCCGGCGAGGAGCTGGTGATCCGGCGGCCGTCGCTGTCGTAGCCGATCAGGAACCCGTTCGTCTGCGCCACGTACCGGTTGCGGCAGAACAGCTCCGCCCCGTCCAGCTCGCCCACGCTCTCCCAGACCACCAGCTCCCCGCCCGGCTGGGTAGGCAGGTCCAGGGCGGTCAGCTCGGCGGCGGTGAGGCTGTCGACGCGCTCCGCGCTCGGGTCGAGCCTGCGGGTCCAGCGGCCCCGGTAGCTGTCGCGCTCGATGCGCTGCGGGGCGAGGCGGAAGAGGAGGGTCATCGGGGGGCCTTCCCTCGGGGGGTTGTTCCTGACACTGCGAACATTACCCACGTCGACCGTGGGTGTCAACCCTACGGCCGGAGGAAGTTCGGGGCGAAGTCGTGCCACGCCCGCAGCTCCTCCGGCGGGCCGTCCGGCACCACGATCCACGGCCGTCCGTGGTGGTGTCCGCCAGGCTGGCGCCGTATCGCGGCCGAGCGGGCCCGCACGCGCTCGGGGCCGCCGTCGGGCGACTCCAGGGCGCACGAGCACAGCGAGCAGGTTCCAGCGCGGATCACCGCAGGTGCACCACCCAGCCGCGCCCCTTCCACGCCGCGACGTACGCGCTGCCCAGCACACGCTCCACGAGGGCCTGAGCGTCGTTGCTGCCGGTGTCGGTCGCTATCACGATGCTCTGGGCGCGGACGTGGTCGAACATCTCCTGAGGGGTCCACAGGGCCGCCTGTGGGGGGAGGCGGATGTCGGACGGTGCGGCCACGAGCTCGATGCCCAGGAGTCCGCCCTGGCCGGTCTCGGTGTACCGCACGGTGTGGGTGTGGGTGCCGGCAACGCTGAGGGCGTAGTCGGTGTGGCTGCGCGGCCGCTCGTGCTTCTGATCGGGGGATGTGGTCATGATCTTGACTCCTCGGGCGGAGGGGACCCGCCTGGGTGGCGGGCCCCCGACGGGTCAGCCGACGAGGCTGCACCGCTCGATGGACACCGTGAGTCGACCCCGGTCCGGGTGGCGGACCTCGACGAACACGATGCGGTCGAAGAAGAAGTCGGTGGCCTCCACCACGGCGTCGAACTCCGGCACGTCGACGTAGCCGGCGTCGACGTAGCCGACGACGCGCACGGTCTGGCCGCGCAGGGTGTTGAGGCCGAGGGCCTCCATGGCCTGGCGGGTGCTGGGGGCGGTGGTGATGGTGGCCATTTGGGGCCTCCTTTGGTGGTGGGGTTGGTGTTGAGAGAACTGTAACCCACGTCGACCGTGGGTGTCAACACCCGAGTTTCGCGTGATCCTCTTGACACGTTTCAACCCACACCCCACCTGGGAAAAGAGTGCGGCCCGCCCCAGTCACCCAGGGCGGGCCGACTACCCGCATCTACATCACGGCGGGCCTGCGGCTGGAGCCCGCCCGGGGGAGTCACCCGGTCCGTCCAGCAACCCACACGCGCGGAGAGGGACGCCACGCAGGTACCCGACCTCCCTGTGACGCGGGGAGGCGTAGTGGGCCCTTCAGCGAAATCTGACAACGCCACGACGTGGCGCCCCGTATCTCCACGACCCCGCCGAAGCGAGCATGTGGGCCCTGCCAGCCAGTACCCAGCTGACCGGCAGGGCGTGCGCGTGATATGCCGTTGCGCCTCGGCCGGCAGTCCCTCACCCACAGTGGGATATGCCGCTCGGTCTCTCACAGGACATCACCATGCCCCTGGGGTTACCGAGCCTGTGTGCGTAGCCCCAACGGGGATCGAACCCGCGCCGTCGGTTTGAGGGACCGACGTGCTGCCGCTACACCATGGGGCCGTGCTGAGCCTGCGATCGTCCCGGCGGGATTCGAACCCGCGTGGGGCGCGTTAGGACCCGTCGCATCCCCTCGGCCTCGGCTACGGCCCGGTTCAAGGCTTACGCGCTCCGAGGCTTCCCGTTCGGCCGGACTCCGGCACGGGACGATCGCTCTGGTCCTGCTACCCGCAGGAGGGGGGTCGGGGCGGGCCGGTCGCTACTCGGCCGCCGGGGTCGTGTTCCCCGCAGGAGCGACCCTGCGGGTACTAGGACCCAGTGCGTGCTACACCACGCCCCTCAGCGACGGATCAAGATTCGCGGTCCGCACCGTCGCTGTGCCTGAGTGCCCCCCTACTTGGGCTTCTTGCCGTCGCCGTCCTGCTTGCGCTTGCCGCCGGGCGGCGGGGTCCTGTTCGTCGGGTGCTCGTTGCCCTTCTTGGGCACGTCCCGGAACAGGTCCTCGACGATCGCTTCGCCGATGGTGTTCTGGCCGGACTTCCAGGAGTCGTCTGGCTTGTCGGACAAGGTGTCTCCTCGGTAGGTATGTGGGGGCTGGCAGGGCGCGGTCAACTTCCCTGCATACCGGTACAAGTCCCGGCTCACCGCATCCCGCCTTGTTCTCTCCCGTTGCCGGGCGACTTGCCAGCGGGGCGCAGCCCCTCTCGATCCCTCGATCCTGCCTACAGGTGAGCTTGTGGAGCGCGCCCCGCTAGGCCCGTGAAGGCCTCCGGCCACGCCCCATCGTGTCGCCCTGCCTGACAGTCGGTGGGATTCGGTCGCAGGGCCCGCCGGACGGTCCGGTTGGACGGCGGTCGAGCCAGGCCGTGGGAAGGACGGGCCCTGCGAGTCTTCGTGTGCAGTTGTCAAGTTCCGGGCGGCGGGGTCGAGCCCTTGGGCAGTGGGCTCGCGTTGTCCGCCTGACCTGAACACTACCCACTATGCGCGTGGGCGTCAAGCGGCTACTTGGGGGCCTTGCCGTCGCCGTACAGGGCCTGCTCCACGGCCGCATCCCAGTGGCTGCGGGTGGTGGACGATGTGCCCTTGCTCAGCTCGGCTTGGAGTCTTTCGAGGCGCTCCTGCTCCTTGCGCTGCTCCTCGGCGGTGGGCTCCTTCTTCGCCATGACGATCACCTCCCCTCGTTGGCTGCGTCGACGAGATGTCTGAGGATGGTCGCGGTGCTGGCGTGCTCCCAGGGCTCGGCCGGCGCGGGCCGCTGGAGGTTGAGGCGCAGGACGGGCGGCTGCGGCTCCTGGGCGCGGCGAGCGAGGGCCAGGGACTCGGGGCTGAGCTCACCCGTCACAGGCCACCCCGTCGCGGTCGCTGTCCAGGGCCCGCCGGTAGCCGGGGTCGCCCGCGCGCAGCGGGCCGGGCGCGTCATCGCAGCTGCGGTAGTAGGCGCCGTTGTCGCGACGCTCCTGGTTCGGGCCGGGCGCGCCGGACCTGCATGCCGCGATGGCGATGAAGACGCACAGGATGAGCGCGACGGTGACGATCGCGATGGCCCGGTCCATGCCGGGCGTGGGGCGGTGGCTCACTGGCACTCCAGGTTTCCCGTGGCGTGTACGTGGCAGCTCGTGTGCGACTGGAAGTGGCAGCGGCTGGCCACAAACCCGATGGCGATGAAGACCAGGAACGCGAGGAACACTCCCGCGCCTGAGCCTGCGCGCCGGCTCACCGGTGCGCCTCGGCGTGGCGGGCGACCTTCGCGGCCAGCCGTTCGTCGTCGCCGCGCTGGCGGGCGCGTTCGATGATGGTCGGCTCGATCTCCAGGAGCACCACGAGGTGGCCGAGGCAGTGCTTGCACCAGACCCAGACGGAGCGCTGGTGCAGGTCCAACCAGTCGAGGGGGTGACGTTCGGTCTCGGGCAGGGGGGCGCCGCACAGCGGCACGGCAGGGTGGCGGAGCTTGCGGCCCGGCTGGTAGCCGTCGAGGCGCAGGTGCATGGTGATGCCGGCTCCGGCGCCGTGGCCGTTGGCGGGGCGCGGCGGGATGACCTGGAGGTCGAGCAGGGACAGGGCTGGCGGCGGTGTCATGGGCATGGGATCTCCTGGAAGTGCACGTCGTCGGTGATGACGACCTGGCCTTGTCCGGCGGGCGTGACCTGTTTGGTGCGGTACAGCTGGTAGCAGCCGTCGGGCGGGATGTGGTCCTCGAAGGCGCCGGACTCGACCATGGTTGCGAGCAGCATGCCGAGGAGCACGAGCCCGGCGACGAGGACCGAGGACGCGGCGGGCCGGTTGCTGCCCTCGATGAGCCACGTGGCGCCACCGATGATCGCGACCAGGATGAGCACGCACCACAGGATGTACAGCATCACGGTCAGGAAGACGCTCACTGGCCGGCCGCCTTCAGGACGGCGCGGACCGCGCTGAGGGGCACGATCTCGCCGTCGACCCCGATGCGCAGGGCTTGGAGGGGGCGGCCGGTGTGGACGCGGTGGTGGCGGTCGATGGCTTCGACGTGGGCGAGGGTGAGCGGCTCGGAGCCGTGCGGCTCGGTGTCGGTGATGGAGACCCAGGCGCGGGCGTCGGTGTCGGGGCCGTCGACGAGGCTGGCGGCGACGAGCGCGTACAGGCCGGGGCTCCAGCTGGCGGCGACGCCTCGCAGGCAGGCGATGAGGCCGTCATTCAGCTGGGCGAGGGTGGCGACGATGGGGAGGCTGCCGCTGGTGTTGTGGATCGCTCCGGGGGCGGCGACGGTGAAGGAGAGGAACAGCGCCTCGCCGTCACCGTCGTCCTCGTCGTCATCGAGGGTGGGCGGCTCGATGGTGGTGTCGACCTTCATCGGTGATTGTCACTCTCTGTGTGGAATTCTTTGCATTCGCGAGTACCAGGCCGGGGCGCTGCGGCCCCACCGACACCCTGCGTGAGCGAATCGGGGCACGCCCGGGAGCACACGTGCCACGGCGCGTGGAAGTCGTGCCAGTGCCGCAGCGCCCCCCGCACCGCGCGCACCCACGACCGCTCACCAGCCGGAACCGGCTCGCCCCGCCACCGCCCGAAGTCCGAGAACCGGGAATCCCAGTGGTGACCCCTGTACGCCGGATGCACCGTGCAGGTCCAGCGCCAACCGACACGCCCAGGCTCGGACACGTGCCGCCTGACCTGCACGCATGATCCGCTGACCGACATCGCGACTCCGTTCTCCACAGGGTGAACTAACCGGCAAAACCCTCCTAGGGGGTTAGGCCGGCGCCTGCGGTGCTGGCTGGGCGGGCGTGGGGGCTGCGTGGTGTCGGTCGTGGTGGTGTCTGGTTGTGGTGGGGGTGTGGGTGGTGGTGTGTGCGAGGGCGATGATGGCCCAGATGACGAGGCCGGCGATGGCGGCGATGGCGAGGCCGGCGATGATCTTGGTGGCGGTGAGCATGGATCAGTCGTCCCTGTCGGTGTCGTCGGTGATGGTGATCGTTTCGGTGATGGTGATCTGGTCGAGTTGGTCGACGAGGGCGAGGGTGGCGCACACCTGGGCGTAGGCGAGCTTTTCGCTGATGGTGAGCTGCTGGTCGCCGAGGCTGAGCAGGGCGTGGAGGGCGGCCTGTCGGGGCTGGTAGGGATCGGGGCTGGCCTGTTCGGTCGCGGGCGGTGTGGCTGCCCGCAGGTGGAAGTTGTGGCGCTCGGGCACGTCGGCGAACCCCCGGTTGTGGCCTGCGGGCATGACGCAGCCGAGGCCGTCGGGGGCGAGGTGGGGCCAGGCGCCGCAGCGCCGGTAGTCGGTGCTCACTGGTCCTCCTGGGGGGTGCGTTCCATGCCGGTGGGGACGGCGACCTTCCCGACTCGGAGGATGTCGGCCAGGCTGGCCTTGGCGAGGCGGGCGAGTTCGACCTGGTACACGTAGCCGTGGGCGGTCGCCATGGCCCATTGGAAGGCGCCGCGCAGGTATTCGCCGTCGCCGTGGAAGGCGGGCTGCCGGTCGCCGTCGCGGCGCAGGAATCCGCTGGAGCGCTCGATGCCCTGCGCGATGGTCCAGTGCTGGATGTTGTGGCCCTCGGACCAGGGGCGCACATAGACGGTGGTGGAGCCGCAGGTCACCTCGATGACCATGAGGCGTTCGGTGATGGGGGGCGGGTCGGCGCGCACCGTGATCACGGTTTCCTCTGCGGCCTGGGCGACCGGGACGGGCACGTTGGCCGGGTTGGCGGGGTTGGTCACCGGGTGTCCTTGGGGAGGGTGGCGGTTTGGTCGGGGGAGCCCTCGTAGTCGCTGGGGCTGGTGGAGGTGGCGTCGGGCGGGTAGCGCAGCGCCTCCATAGCTTCGCTGGAGTGTCGGGCGGCCTCGGCGATGCGGGTGAAGGCTGCGGCTGCCGCCTGCGCGTTGACGGGCTCGGGGTCGGGCCAGGCGGGCTCGTCGTCGGCGGGCCGCAGCTTCGGGTAGTAGCCGGAGCCGGGGTGGTCGAGGTAGGGGCGGCCACCGGTGGGTGCCGGGCGGGCGCCGGCCGGGGGCTGTTCGGCCGGTTCGGGGGGCGGGGTGGGGATCTGGGTGGTGTGCGGGTTGGAGACGGTCTTCGGGTCGGGCCACCGGTCGGTGACCTGGACGCGACCGGTGCGGGTGGGGCGGACCGGCTTCGCTGCGGCGTGCTGGGGCCCAGACGGCTCCTGGCGGCCGTAGCGCGCTCGGGCGACCCCTCGTCGCTCCCAGGCGATGACGAGGCGCCAGGCGAGCACGGAGGCGGCCACGATGGCCATGCCGGTCAGCACGGTCTCGGGTGAGGTCATGTCGGTCTCTCTTCGCTCAGGCCGTCGGCGGGCGTCAACCCGAGCGCGGCCAGCAGTAGCGACGCGTCGTCGGCGTTGAGCGCGGACGAGGCGATGTAGCGGGCGGCCCGGTAGCGGACCTCTGCCGGCGTGACCGGTAGACGGGTGTGGCTGAGCGTGGTGGCGCGCTGGTCGTAGGAGGCGGTGAGGGTCATGGCGGTCACGGGTGCTTGTTCGTGATCGCGATGAACAGCAGCACCACCACGATGACCACGAGAAGGGTCTTCGTGTTCACCGGCGGCCCTCCCGCTTCTGCTCGCGGGCGCGGGCCTGGGCGCCGTCGCGGCGCAGCTCGGTCACCCGGTCCAGCAGCAGCGACACCACCTCCACGACGTGGTGGGGCAGCAGGGCCTGGTGGTGGTGCAGGCGCAGGTGAGCACGCACCATCTCGGCCATGTCGTCCAGCTCACCGGCCGCGCCGAGGCGGGCCGAGGGCAGGGTGCGCTCCAGGGCGTTGGTGTAGCCGTGGTTCTCGGCCTGCTGCCACAGCGCCATGCCGCAGGCGATCCACGCGGACCGGGCCTCGTGGATCAGCTTCTCGAACGGCATGGGGGTGGCGCTGACGAAGGCGAACGAGCTTGCCTTGATCCACGTCAGGTAGGCCAGCTCGCCGAGGGCCTCGGGCGAGGGGGCGGCGGTGGCGCGGTCGTGGAAGTCGCTGCGGGGCGCGAACGCGTCGTAGCGGTCCCGCTGCACGACCAGCGTCCACTCCACGAGGTCGCCGTCGACGTTGTACGAGGGGCTCCAGGACAGGCCGGGCAGCGGCGGGTAGGCCTTGGTGCGCTCGGCGCGGTCGCGCTCCACGCGGGCCCGGTCGACGACGGTCGAGCCGTCGGCGCGGGTGACGGGGCCGCCGTCGTCGGGCGCGGTGATGTCGGGGCCGGTCATCACAGGCCCCCGAACACGAGGCCGAGCAGGGCGGCACCGACGAGGCGGGCGCGGGTGCGGCGGGACAGCCGGTGGCGTCCTCGGTAGCGGCGGGACATGGGCTTGTTCTCCTCGGGATGGAAGGTCGCGCGCCCCGGTGAGTGGGCGGGGCGCGCGACCGGTCTACTTGGTGGGTTTGGGCTTGTCGTCGGGGTTGTCGTCGTGGGTGGGCCAGTCGGTGAAGTAGCTGTCCACGGCCCGCTGGGAGCCGGGGTCGCGCAGCGGCCCGCCTTCCTTGTCCTGCTTGGCGTTGTCCTCTTGGGAGTGTTTTGCCATCAGCCGTCGCACCTCACGGGCCTACCCTGGTCGTCGGTCTTGGTGGGGTGGTAGTGGGCCTTGCGGCCGCCGGTGTTCGGGTCGGCGGTACCCCAGCTCTGGCAGGTGGAGCACCAGGCCGAGTTGACCTCGTCGCTCATCCGGCGCACCACACCCGGTTGCCGTCGGCATCCCTGTTGGTGGGGTGGTAGTGGGCCATGCGCTGGCCGGAGTTGTCCTGCCGGGCCGGGCCGCTGGTGCCGCAGGTGGAGCAGTAGGCGCTGGCGGGTCCGCTGGGCGGGGGCTTGCGCTTGTTTCCCATGGGCTTGTTCTCCTCGGGGTGGGGTTATGCCGGGGGGCCCTGGTACGGGCAGTCGAGGAACATCTCCAGCTCGGTGTCCCAGATTCGGTGTTTGGGAAGCGTGCCGTCGTCCTCCAGGACGATGTTGGAGGTGCCGCAGTACGGGCACTGGCCGGTGGGTCTGGCCAAGGCTGTCCTTCCGTGATCCGGTCGTTCAGATGGTCAATATTACCCCACGTACGTGGTGGGCGTCAAGCCCACCGGTCGAGGACGCGAGCGAAGCTCAGCACCCCCGCCACCACCTCCAGCGAGCCGTACCCCATCGGGATGGACCACGGCCGCCACGAGATGTTCTGGCCGCGCGCGCCCACGCCCAGCAGGGCTCGCGCCGTGTCCTGGGTGGAGGGCAGCGACACCATGGCGTGCAGCGCGCCGAAGCTGCGCACGAGCACCCAGCGCGAGCCGGGGCCCGGCCACTGCACCGGCTGGAAGCCAGCGGCCTCCAGCCGGTTGACCGGCAGTCGCTGGCCGTCCGGGTGCCTCACCGCTGGGGCGCCGACTCGGTGGGCAGCGCCTCCTGGATGCGGGCCTCGAAGTGCTCGGGCAGTCCGGCCGCGATGTCCTCGGGCGTGTAGTAGCGGAGGGTATCGACGAACCAGCCGCCACGGCGCCTGCTGATCACGGCGCGACGCGCCCCCGTGAACAGGGTGGGGTGGTCGGCCAGCCAGCGTTCGGCTTCGCCCTCGGTGGCGACGGCCAAGCGATAATGGGCGCGCCGGACCTGCTTGCCCACCTGGGCGTAGCTCTCCGGGCTGAGCACCTCGGCCGGCACGCCCCGGAGATCGTCGTCCACGGCGCCGGTGGCGCGGATGGTGGCGCTGCCGCGCAGGAGGTTGAACACATCCTCGGCGAGCAGTTTGACCTCCACGATCGGTAGGTGGCTGGCCGCGTCCTCGACGGTGAGCGCCAGGTACTTGCGTGGTTCGAAGCTGGCCTGACCGGGGCTCAGCCTGACGATCACTTCGATGTCCATGGTGGAGGGTCCTTCCTGGTGGGGGTCGTTCCGCAGCCGACCTTACCCACTACCATCCTGGGTGTCAACAGGCAGCCCTTTGCGGATGCGCGCCTCCCGCACCCGGGCCACCGTCGCCGAGTTCGCCTGATACGTGCGCCCCGCCGGTGACCGCCACGTCCCGTCGTCCTGCATCGCCCACGCCTCCGGCGGGTGCGCGGCCCGGCGAGCCACCGCGCCCCGCTGACTGCGCTGCGGGCCGTCCGCCAGGGTGTCCCCCGGCACCCGGGTCGTCATCGCGTCCAGGTCATAGACCCGCCCGTGCGCGGCCGCGTACCCGGCCACCGTGGCCTCCGTGAACGTCGCGAGCAGGGCGCGGGTGATCTCCACCGGTGTCCGGCCCACCGCCGCGAAACCGCGCGCCATCGGCGTGGAGAACCGGACCCCGCCGCCGGGCAGCAGCTCGGCCTGAAGGTTGAGCTGGCGCACGCGGGCCCGCTCCGGCGGGGGCGGCAGGGGCATGTTGTTGGGCATGTCAGGGCCTCCGGGTGCCGCGCCCGGCGGCCGTCAGGGGGATCTGTGCGCCTCGGCCACCGGCGCCGAGGTGGCGGGGGATGACGGCCGAGGTGGACATGAGGTGGCTGTTGCCGGCCTGGCCGTCTAGCCACAGAATCGCGTACACCAGGGCGTCCATCTCGTCCGGCGACTGCACTTCCTCGGGGGTCCACACGCACAGCAGGTCTTCGAGGGTGGCGTGCGTGCCGACGTGGCGGGCCCTGCGCTGGCCGTAGATGGCCGAGACGGGCTCGGCGCGGACCCGCTTGCCCTTCTTCGCGTTGATCGCGTGGGTGGAGATCGTGGGGTGGCCGGTCACCTGGCAGGTGAGGTGCAGCATGCCGGGGATGTACTCGCCGCCGTTGTTGACCTCGACGATGATCGAGTTAGCCTGCCAGTCGTCGTAGGCCTGCACCAAGCGCTCCATCACCACATCGGGCGTCTCGCGCAGCGTGTAGTCCGCGAGCACGTAGAACAGGCCCTCGCTGTCGCGTCCGGCCACCACGATGCCCGTGCGGTCCGCCTTCTCACCCGAGGTCACCGCCGGGTCGATCGCCACCACGATGTTCACCAGGGTGATGCCGCGCTCGGCGAGGAGCGCCAGGATCGCGGCGGCCGCCTCGCGGGTGCGGGTTGGGTCGGCCTCGGCCCAGCGCACCTCGATGTCGTGGGGGATGCGGCGCTCGTCGAGCCACGCGCGTTTCCACAGGGCGCCGGGCACGTCGTCGAGGATCTCGCCGTCCAGCTCCTGACGGCCGACCCGGGTGCCGGCGTACTTGTCGTGCAGGGCCTTCAGCGCGGTGCGCGGCAGGTTGGCCGCGTTGTCGACGGTGCGACCCCGGGACACCACGCACTGGTCGTCGGCGATCATGTCCCGGATGACCTTGAGCGGCAGGGGCGTGGTGGTGGCGACCAGGCGCGGATGCCGGCCCAGGCGCATGCCGAAGCGCAGCATGTCGAGGGCGTCCGGTACGCGCTTCACCACCTGCGCCAGCTCCTCCACCCACGCCATGTGGTGCTGGGGGCCGCGCAGTCGGGCCGGCGTTTCGGCGGAGAACAGCTTGGCGCGTGAGCGGGTGGACTTGACGTAGAGCTCACCCATGGAGCGGTTCCACGTGTAGTCGCGGCTCTCCAGCCACCCCCACCGCTCGAACACGGCGAGCAGGCCGGACTCGCCTTCCACGCAGGTGTCTCGGGCGTCGGCGAAGGTGGGCGCGACGATCGCGATGCGCCAGCGCGTGTTGAGCGCGAGCGCGGCCGCGATCTCCTCGGCGGCCGACCGGGTCTTCCCGGCGCCACGGCCCGCGAGATATAGCCACTCGTCCCAGGCGTCGCCGCCCGGCTTGCGCTGCTCGGGTCGGCACGCCGCGCACGAGTGGCAGAAGCGGCAGTCCTCGTGCTGCGGGCAGGCGCGGTCGTGGGCGTGCCAGGCCGGGGCGAGCTGCCGGGTGGGTTGCCGATCGGGGTCGGGGTGCTGGCAGTCGCTGTCGCGCCAGTCGCCGATGGACTTCAGGAACGGCGGCCGGATGCGGGCCAGGCCACTGCGCTTGAGCTTGGCGCCGAGGACGGCGGTGGCCAGCACGGGCTACCCGGCCTGCGGCAGGCGGATCACGTTGTCCGCGAACGCCACGAGGACGCGTTCGCGAAGCTCGGGATCGGTGATCGGGATGCCGACGATCTCGAACGCGTCGAACATGGCGCCTTCGAGCCGGGCCGCCTGGGCCTCGGTGACGGCGGTCAGGCGCTCCTCGATGTTGAGGCGGGCGATGGTGCCCAGCACGTTGACGGCGCGGTCGATGGCGCGCTCGTAGAGCAGGATCTCTCCGCGAATCTGCTCGGAGAAGTCGGTGGAGTAGCGCCAGGTCTCGAGGTTGCTGACCTTCTCCAGGAGGATGCGCTTCCACTCCAGCACCTCTCCGGCGAGGAGCTGAAGCGCGGTCAGCGGGTCGGTGACCGGCTGGATGTCGAACTTGGCGAGCGCGCGTTCGATGTCGCGTTCGAGCTTCTGTTGGTGGGCGACGCGTTCGGCCTTGGCGATGGCCTGGGGGCTGGCGCCGCCGTGGAGGCGGCAGCGCTTCTGTCCCTTGGCTGGTGCTCGGCGGCAGGGGGGGCCGTCGCCACGGCGGGTGAGGGCGCCGCAGGGCGTGTAGCTGAGGTCGTCATCCGGCACGAGGTGGGCGTGTCCGCGCTCGTCGCCTTGGATGGCGTCGAGGTCGGGGTACGGATCGGTGTCGCTCACTAGACCTCCTGGCGGGTCGTTGTCAACCGATGTTGTCAACCATACCCCATGAGGTGTGGGTTACCTACCGATGATCTTGGTGCCGGTCCGCAGCTCCTCGACGATCAACACTCGGTCGCTGGGCCGCCACACTCCGCCATGTTCGCCCAGCTCGCGCAACCAATCGCGCTGATTCGCACGCGGGTACTCGCCGTCGCGCTTCAGCTCACGCAGCATGCACACACCCCCGCGCGCGAGGATCAAATCCGGGGCACCCGAATCCCCCTGCAACGGGGTCACCCACCGGCCGTGTCTGCCCACGCGGGCCGCCCGGTAGGCGACCACGTGCCACTTGAACAGGTGCGCGGTCTCGATGCACCAGCGCTGGAAGTCCTCTTCCAGCTCAGGCGGAAGGCCCGCCGCTGGGGGTCGACGGGCCTTCCGGATAGAGGGTGGCACTACTGCGGGTCCTGTACCACCTCGCCGGGGGCGAGCTTGTCGGCGGCCGCCCGGTACGCCTCGGCGAGATCCTGGGGGCTGGCGCCGCCCACGCCGCGCGCCTCCAGCTCCTCGGCGAGCTGCTGCGCGAAGTCCTCCGGCAGCTCGACCGTGGTGCTGCCCGGGACCTCGGCCAGCTCGCCGAGGTCGATCGCGCGACCCGAAGGGCCGGTCCACGGCACGGTGGAGCTGCCGTAGAAGCGCTCGGCGTACAGGTTGGCGAGCGCGGTCAGCGCGTCCACCCGCAGCACGCGGCCGTCCGGCGTGCGGAATTCGAAGGTCTCGTCCTTGAGTGCCACGTCTGATGGTCCTTTCGTCGAGCCGATGTCGAGGTATGCCCGGTTCAGGTCGGTGGCGAACGCGATCCCGTTCACACGTCCCGCGCTCGTGTACTGGTGGATATCCACCCGACCCGGGTAGCCGCCGGTGAGCGGGTGCTGGAGGCCGTCGTTGACGCCGTAGCTCGCTACCCAGATGACCAGGTCGCGGATGCCCCACAGGTCCGGGCGCATCGCGCGGGCGTGCGAGGAGCTGAGGTAGAGCACCGGTCGATGCCCGTGCTGGGCGATGCGGGCCAGGAACGCCTTGGCGAAGGCGGCGGCCTTCGCGTCGCCGACGAACGGGGCTTCGAGGTCGAGCATGGGTGGCAGGTTCGCGCCGAGGCGCTGGTGCTCGCGGGCCAGCACATCGGCCTGCGCGACCGGGTCGCCGAACTGGGCGTAGTGGTAGACGCCCACGGGCAGGCCAACCGACCTGGCGCCCACCACGTGCGTGTCCGGGCGATAGGTCTGGTTACCGACCTGCTTGGCGTAGGGGGCCGCGCCGTCGGACGCCTTGACGTAGACCCAGTTGACTTCGGTCTCGCGGGCGACGCGCGGCCAGTCCACGCCGCGCTGGTAGTAGGGGTGGATGTCAATGCCAATGCCGTTGGTCATGGTGCCTCCGAGGTGCCGGGGCCGATCGCCTCCCAGTGGTTGCCGGTCCACTGAAAGCGGTGGAGGTCCCCGTGCCTGCACGGTACCTCCATGAGCCGGGGCGCCCCCGACGGCGTGACGCCCAGCAGGTACTCGGCGCCGGCCGTCATGGAGGCGAGCTTGACGCGCACCTCCACGGCGGCCAGGACGACGAGCAGCGCGAGCGTGCCGTAGATGACGGCCGAGACCAGAGCCCCCCACCAGATGCCCGGCGTCAGCAGGATCGCGAGCGGGCCCCCCACGACCAGGCACCACTCCGGGCCGTCGATGAGCGGCAGCAACGGTCGTGCTCGCGTCCAGAGCTGCCGCACGCGGGCGGGCGCGCCGACCGTGACCACTAGTCGTCTCCCTCGGTGCTGGACCTCTTCTGCTTGCGCAGGGACGCCAGCGGCAGCTCGCGGCGGGACTCGCCCTGGATGGTGACCAGGCGGGCGCCACCGAAGAGGCGCTCGACCACGCGCTCGCTGTAGCGGTCGCGGATCTCCTCGCCGGAGAAGTTGGTGGTGATGATCAGGGGGCGGCCGTTGTGGTTGCGGGCGTGGGCGAGCCGGTGCAGCTGGTCGGCGGCCCATTCGGTGAGGCGCTCGTTGCCGAAATCATCCAGCACCAGCAGGGGCGTCACCTCGAACTGGGCCATGTCCACGTCCAGGCCGCCCTGCGCTGGCTTCACCGCGTTGATCATCTCCTGAGTGGTGATGAACGTGACCGGCACGGTGTCCTCGGTCAGGATCATGCGGGCCAGGGCGGCGGCGGTCCACGTCTTGCCGGTGCCGACCGGGCCCATGATGAGCAGCGACGGCGGACGGCGGCCGGCCGCACGGCAGGCCCGGAACTCGCGCAGCCACGCCAACGCGTCCAGGGCCCACTCCTCGCGCGGCAGCGTCGCGTCCCGGTAGTCGGAGGGCAGCCGGGACAGGAGGATGTCGGCCTGGCGGGCGAGACGCTGGGTGTGCGCGTCGCGCTCGGCCTGAGCCAGGAGCGCGTCCGCGCGCTCGGGGTCGTTGAACTTGGCCATGTTGACGCCCTGTCGGGCCGCCATGCGGGCCACGGTGTCGTAGAGCGCGGCCTTTCGGTCGGCGGCCGCGCGTGCCGTTGCCGCACGTTCCACGTGCGTGGCGAGGCGCTCGCTATCCGTCATGGTCCAACCGTACCCATCATGGCCGTGGGACACAACTGTCATGCTGACGCCACCGCCGGGTCCTGGCCCATAAACTCGGCGTACAGGGCCGCGTACTCCGGGTCCTCGGCGAGGCGCCGTCGCCGCGCCGCAGCCTCGGCCTCGGCCTGCTGGGCCCAGCGCGGATCGTCCGCCGGGACCGCGTCCCTCAGCCCTCGCGTCGGGTCCTGCGGTTTGCGCCGATCGCGAAGCTTGTTCACCTCGACCGTGATGTTCGCGTACGGCGACGCGCCCAGCAGGCGCGCGGCCGCCTCCAGCTCCTCCATCGACGCGCGACCCTCCCGCAGCATGATGCCCACGTCCCGGGCCACGCGGCCGGTCGCGGAGCGCATCGGGTCCCCGCCGCGATGCCGCCGGTGCGAGTCCACGTACAGCGCCACCACCGTCCCCGCGCTCTTGCCGCTCGGCCGCTGGGTCTCGGGCTCCGTGCGGGCAGGGGCATCGAAGAGGGGCAGCGTGGGCTCAGGTGTCCGTCGTCGGGTCATGGCGCTCTCCTGGTCGTCTCGGGCATCAGCGTCAGCTGACCCCCCGGAGGGGTTCTTTTGTTCTTGAAAGGACGGGTCAAGAAAGGACGTTATAGGGACAGCAGTGTCCGCCCGTGGCGCTCGCTTTGTCCGCCCGTTGGCGTCCTCCTGTCCGCCCGCTGATGGGCGCGGGGGGACAGGTTGTCCGCCCGCTGGCCTGGGCATTTTGACGAGGCGGTAGCGGTGGGGCCGCCTGTCCTCACGGTAGGCCGCGCCGCCGTGTTCGAACACCTCCAGCTCGCCCAGCTCGACGAGGGCGGCGACCAGGCGCCGGACGGTGCGCACGGAGATGCGGCACATGTCGGCGATGGTCTGCTGGGAGGGCCAGGCGTTCTCTCCCGCCTGGTCGGCGGCATCCGCGATAGCGAGGAGCACGAGCCGGGCGCTACCGCTGGCCTCGGAGTGGTCCCATACCCAGGTGGTGGCCTTGACGCTCACGCCCAGTCCTCCGAAGGCAGGGGGAGAGTGACCTCCGTGATAGGGCCGTCCTGCTCAGCGCTGGCGATCGTGATCAGGCCCACGGAGGCCAGCTCGCAGAAGGCACGCCGCGCGGCCTGCGCAGTGAGGCCTCGTCGAGTGGCGGCTACGGCCTCGGGGAGGGGGGAGAGGCCGTCCTGGCTGTACCCCAGGGAGACCAGGTAGCCGTAATAGGCGAAGGCCTCAAGGCTGAGTTTGGTGACGGGGGCGCGAGCCACGACCCGTGGGAAGCAGGACTCGCCGGGGGCGGCGGCGGGCCAGGGGCCCGACAAGATGACGTGGGGTACGCTCATGAGCGAACCGCCTTTCGGTAGAAGGTGGTTACGCGCCCCGGCAGGCTGCCAACCTGAGTCCGGGGCTCTTTGCTGTCTACGACCCTACATCGTTGATCAGTGAACGAAGTTGCGGGACTCGACCAGGGAGCGCGGGATCGGCACGTACCCCGGGGTGGCCGGGAGCAGCACCCACCAGCGGGCCCGGAGCTTGACCGGCCACTGCTGCGGGTAGTCGGCGTTCTTGGGGATCAGGAACCCGTTCGCCTCCGACCAGTCCCGGCGCCCGTGCACGGACGTGGGCCCGCCGTTGTGGATCTCAGGGTCGAGGGCCAGCAGGTTGTAGAGGGCGTCCGTGTTGGGTCGGCTGGTGCCGCCCATGCCTTTGTTGCGCCGGTGGTGCATGTCGAAGGTCTCGTAGTCGAGAGGCCTGCCGCTGACCTCGCACAATCCGTCGCAGCGCTCCCAGAGGGCGGCACGCTGCCTGCTCAGTTCTGACACCCCCTTAGGCTACCAGTCACACCCGCTTGTCACCCACACCCGTTTGGGGTAGGTTAGTGGGGAGTGAAGGGAGGTCCCACCGTGACCGACACAGCAACCGCCCACCAGGTCGACGTGAGCATCCGCTCCCGCATCCTGCGGGCCGCACAGGCACGCCTCGAACTGGTGCGCACCGAGGAGCGGGCGCGAGACGGCGTCGCGCACACCACCATGGCCGACGTGGCCCGTCACGTCCTCGGTCACTGGACCCCCGACAGCACCGCGCCCCAACCCGACAACGAGGGCGTGCCGCGCGACCCGGGCGGCAACCGCATCACACGGCGGGGCCACCGCAAGTTCCCCCGGCCCGCGCAGGACTCGATCCCCACTCGGCCCGACGGGCAGAGCGACGAGGACCGGGCCCGCATCGTCCTGGGCGTCATCGATCAGGCCGTCGCCCTTGGGGACCTCGGGCTGTCCGCGCTGAACGAGGCGGCCCGCGTGATCCGTCGCGAGCACCTCGGGGGCATCGTGCCCACCGGCGATGACCTGGAGCTCCAAAAGCACTACCAGCGGGCGCGTCGCGTGATGCTCCCGCCGCTGCGGTTCTCGATGGCCGAGGACAGCTACCAGGCCGTGTACGGGCAGCTGCACCTGCACGGCACCACCATCACGCGGGCCCTGGAAGTGGGCCTGGAACTGTTCGCCCGTACCGGAAAGTTGGAGGACTGACACCGCATGCCCGACGACGAGACCACCGAGCAGCCGACCAAGCGGCTCACGACCGCCGAGGCCGCCCGCGCGGCACAGGACGCCATGGCGTTGGCGACGGCCGCCGATGAGCGGCTGGACGAGATCAGCGAGAAGCTGACCGACCTTCAGAGCCGCATGGCCGACCGCGAGGTTGCGCACGCGGAGTTGCGCGACGATATGTCCCGGCGCCTGGCCGACGACAACCCGGTCACGCACGCGCTGGCCGAGGACGCCCTGTCCGACCAGCTCGACGCCATGATCGGGCCCAAGCTGGCCAACGTGCTGGCCCGGCTGGAAGAGGTGGAGCGCCAGCTGGCCGGTGTGGAGAGCGGGGAGGCGGCCGTGGCGGGCAGCTTCGCCGCCGACTTGACCGCCGTCAAGCAGAAGGTGGTCAGCCTGGCCCGCGTGGCCGGTCCGGCCATCATTGACAGCCGGATCGCCGAGGCCCTGGAGCCGATCGGGGCCAGCATATCGGAGCTGGCCCTTCAGCTCGTCGACGTGCGCCGCGCCCTGGAGGCGGTCGGCGACGCGGCCCCCGCTCTCGCGCAGCCCGCGCCCACCGGCCTGGGTGCGGCCCGCAAGGTGCTGGCCCTGATGCGCCAGGTGGGCGAGATCCCGAAGTCCCAGAAGGCCGACCTGGGCAAGGGTGGTCGCTTCCAGTTCCGGGGCGTGGATCAGGCGATGGACGCCGTCGGCGCCGCGATGCGCACGATCGGGCTCATCTACTCGCCGCGCGTCCTGACCCGCGAGCAGCAGCAGAGCACCGTCAAGTCGGAGTCCACCTACCAGGGCAAGACCACCGTCCGCGACACCGTGTGGACGACCGTGTTTCTGACCGTCGAGTACACGTTCACCGACCCGGAGGACGGGTCGACGCACACCTTCCAGATGGTGGGGGAGGGCCGCGACGCGGGCGACAAGGCCACCAGCAAGGCGGCCGCCATGGCCCTGAAGTACGGGCTCCTGCACGGGCTGATGATCCCGGTCGAGGGCATGCCGGACGGCGATGCCGACAACAACAACCACCTGACGCAGGAGCGCAGCCACGAGCGGCCCCCGGCCGACCATCCGGCGCGGACCGACTACGAGGAGAACCGGCACGACATGCCACCGGTCTCGGTCCCGGCCCCGGCGTCGGAGGCGGGCCGGCAGTCCCGGGCGGTGGCCGCGCTCCACGCGCTGCGGGCGCTGAACGGGCCGTCGGTGCCGCCAGCGCAGCGGTTGGAGCGCCTGAACGCCATCGCCGGACAGCTGAAGACCGAGCAGCTGTCGGACTACGTGATCGAGGGCGCCACGCTGCGGGCGCACTGCCTGGCCGTCGGGCGCACCCTGGAGGCCGGCGAACCGCCGATGAACGATGAGGGCGCCGGGGAGTACCACTGATGAGCGACTTCGCGGACGGCGAGCCGCAGCTGGAGGCCGGCGAGATCAGCGCCCGGCTCGCCCAGCAGCTGGCGGCCGCCCTGGCGCGGGCCGGGCACGACGCGTGCGAGTACGCGCCCGAGGTGGTCTACGTGCCAGACGGCCCGGACGGCGAGCCCGTCGCCCTGTGCGGCTGCGGAGTGCTGGCCACCTTCGCCGCCCCCGGCAGCACCGTCGAGCTGGCCGACGGCGCCCGCCGGGGCGGCACGGCCGTCTACGCGGCGGCCGACCCGATCGCCTCGACCCTGGCGCTCATCGACCCCACCCAGATGTACACGCCCGACGACGTGGAACACCACATCCTCGACGTGCTGTACCGGCTGGAGACCGGCGCCCTGTTCGAGCGCGAGGCGATCGAGGCCGCCTACCGGACCGCGCAGGAGCTGAACCTGGCCTACGAGACGGTCATCCACCAGTCGCAGGCGTCCAGCCAGGACAAGCGCAAGGCCGAGGCCACCGTCAAGACGGCCGACCTGGCGCGGGCCGCGAGCGAAGCGAAGATGACCAAGGAAGCCATCAAGCAGACGATGCACAACCTGCGCTCCATCCTGACCGGCTACCAGTCGGTGGGGCGCTCCATCCAGTCCACCTACCAGGCCGGCGGCTCGCAGGGCGCACCGCCGCGACAAGGGAGCTACCGCCCATGAGCGTCCCGATCAACTTCCCGTGGCCGTCCGAGGACCCGAGCAACACCCGAGCCGGCATGCAGGGCCAGAACTTCCAGGTGCTGATGGAGGACAGCGGGCCCCTGTCGAAGGTCCGCATCCGCATGCGGCCCGGCAAGGTGTCCACCGTCCACGCCCACGAGCGCGCCCACGTGTACGTCGATGTCCTTCAGGCCGAGGGCCAGGGCGCCCTCACCCTGGCCGGGTTCAACCTGGAGCACGAGATCTGGACGCCCGCGAACACCACCCTGCACCTGCCGCCCGAGGTCCCGCACGTCGCCGTGTACCCGCGCCCGGACGGGCCCACCATCTGGGGCTCGGCGGACCTCGTGGCGATCGAGACGAGGTGCCACCCGATCGCGGATGCGGACATCGTGGTCCTGGCTGGCTACGAGGTCCGCCTGTACGAGCGCCTGCGCCAGCTGGACCTGCTGGACCGGGTAGACCTGGCGCTGCCGTGAGGGCCTCGCCGTGGGCGGACCTGACCCCCAACAACGACCCGTACGGCCTGGCGGACCTCGACGACTACCGGGGCCTGGCGGCGGTCGCGAACCAGGCCCCGGTCCAGCTGTCCGTGAAGCTCCCGGACAGCTATCAGGTGCACGCGTTCTCGGCTGACGCGGTGCGACCGATCCGGCTCGCCGTACGCGAGTGGAGACGCGCGGACGAGACCGAGGCCGTCTGGTATTCGCACCTGGGTCGTGTCGGGCATGAGGTCCCGCAGGCGTTCGAGCTGCGCATGCACGGCCTGATCGTGCCGACCGCCAGGGACGGCCGGTTTTACAAGATCCAAATCAAACCCCCCGAGGAGACCGCACGCCCATGAGACTGAACGTCAAGCAGCTGACCGCAGCCGCCGAGCAGGCCAGCGAGCGCCTGCGCGAGCAGCACCAGCAGCGCCTGCTCAGGCAGCGCGCCGAGGCCGAGGAGAAGGCCGCCGACTGGGTGCAGGCGTATGCCGACCAGTGGGACGCCGCAGCCCTGGAGATCCGCAAGAAGGTCCGCAAGAGCTGGCCGATCCTCGCCCAGGATCTGCCGCAGGACCGGCAGTACCGGGCCCCCGTCGGTGGCCGTATCGCCGTCTACGAGGCGCCCCGCTTGGACGGCGAGCACTGGCAGGAGCCGGCCGCCCTGTCGTCGCTGCGCGCCGTGCTCGCCGTCCTGGCCGACGACACGGTCACCGTGGCCGCCCTGCGCGACCTGGGCGTCAACGCCGAGATGCTGCGCCAGGTGGTCAGCCACCTGCGCGCCCAGTCCGTCACCGCAACGAAGGAGTCCCGTTGAACGCGAAACTGCTGACCGCCGTGCGCGCGGTGCAGCTGCTGCTGCTCGCCACGCAGGCCACCCGCTCCGGCATCAAGCTGGCGCGCGAGGTGCGGGAGCTGGTCGCGGAAGAGGCGCGCCAGGCGCCCGGCCTGACCACCGAGCGGCTCGCCGCCGAGGCCCTGCGCCGGGTCCGCGCCTCGAACCGTCCGGAGGATGTCGAGGCGTTCGCCGCCGAGGCCCGAAGGATTTGGGACAGGATACGGAGTTCGGGCCTGCCAGACCTGATGCGGACCGCCCAGAGCGCGCCCGACAAGAAGGAGGCCTGACGTGGGCTGGTGCAGCGCAACCGAGATCATGGATGCCGCCGTAGGGGCCGCTGACGCCCTCCTGGCGAGCATGCGCCCAGAGCCGGAGGTGTTCAACCGCCAGGCCGTGGACGAGGTGCTGCGCCCGTTCGTGGCCGCCATCGCGGCCGCGCTGCGGGACGGCGACTGGGACTGCATCGAAGAGGCCGACGCCTTCGATCGCTTCCGCCAAGAGATGCTCGGGTACGACGACGAGCGCATGGCCGACTGGTACCGCGAGCAGCTCGCGGAGATCGAGGACCCGAAGCGCCTGCGCGAGTACAGCGAGGCGCTCGCCACCCTGCTGGAGAGGATCAACTTCTGATGGCCGGCGACACGATCATCACGGTGGTAGGCAACCTGACCGCTGACCCCGAGCTGCGGTTCACGCAGTCCGGTGCGGCGGTCGCCAACTTCACCGTGGCCAGTACGCCCCGCTCGTTCGACAAGGCGTCCGGGGAGTGGAAGGACGGCGACGCGCTGTTCCTGCGCTGCAACATCTGGCGGCAGGCCGCCGAGAACGCGGCCGAGTCGCTGACCCGGGGCGCCCGCGTGATCGTGCAGGGCCGACTCAAGCAGCGGTCCTTCGAGACCCGTGAGGGCGAGAAGCGCACCGTCATGGAGCTGGAGGTCGACGAGGTGGGCCCGTCGCTGAAGTGGGCCAGCGCGAAGGTGAACCGGCCCGAGCGCGGCCAGTCGTCGAGCGGCTCGGCGCCGGCCGACGACCCGTGGGGTTCCGCCCCGCCTCCACCCACGCCGCAGCGGTACGGCTCGGGCTTCTCGGACGAACCGCCGTTTTAGGCATTCGTGCTGATCAGGCGCGATTGGCCCTTGGGAACCTGTCGGCACGGCCATGGGCCCGAGTTCTGGCGCCCGAAGGGCCCTACTCGCCAGAAGGGGTTCTGTCACGCATGCCGGATGGCGCTCCAGCGGAAACGGCGCGCAGCGGCGAAGGGTCTCTGACAGCCACGGGAGCCGTGGGCGATACCCACTTGACGCCCACGGCTCCCGTGGGGTAGATTCTCTGATGTCAGGAACAACCCAGCCGGGAAGGACCGATCATGACCAGCACAATCACCCTCACCACCCCCACCACCGAGCAGTTCGACATCGACCCCCGGGCCGTCTCCATCGTGCCCATCCTCCGCGTGACCGGACTCGGCGACCCCTGCGACCAGTGCGACTCGATGGACTGCCGCGTCGAGGCCCAGATGTCCTACGTGTCCCTGTTCACCGGCGAGCGCGAAGTCATCTCGGGCAGCAACCACTGCCTCGCGAAGGTGTACCGGGCCGAGGCCGACTACGAGAGCCCCACCACGATCGAGGTGCAGCGGTGAAGGCGTTCACCTACACCGTTCGCATCCGCCTGGATGAGAACGAGTGGGCCGCCCAGAACGGCGTGACGGACGAGCGCGTTGGCCAGGACCTGCGCGGCTACCTCCAGGGCGCCCTGGTTGACACGATGATCAGCGAATGCGAGGGCACCGTGACCGTGAGCGGCCCGAAGGTGCAGCGATGAGCGACACCGGACCAGTCCTGCCCAACGCTGAGGCCTGCCACGTCTGCCTGGAGCTGCTGGAGGAGCACTGCTCGAACTGCGGCGAGTGCTCCTGCGAGGGCTGGTGCGACAACTGGAGCGACTACCGCTGCGAACCCGAGTGCACGTGCGACAACTGGAGCGACGACGAATGAGAACCCCCCGGCAGACGGCGACCCTGGTATCCCCCCGCAGGCTGGCCCAGCTGCGCGAGCTGGCCAACCTGGGCCGACGGCATCCCGAGTGGCGCGGCATCGTGCGGTCCAACCGCGTGGTGCTGGACGGTTTCGACCGAGAGTTCCTGGTGGACCTGGACCTGATCGCCCTGCGCGAGCTGGACGCCCAGACCACCGGCTACGAGCTGACCGACCTGGGTCGGAAGGTGATCGGGCTGAGCGAGCCGGCCGTCTGCGCCCCCGTGGGCCAGCGCCAGACATCGTGGGCGGCGCGCGCGAGCACGCCGGCCGCAGCCGTGGCCACCCGCGAGGTCACCGTGATGCGCGGCCGGTTCCGGCCCGAGCCCACCATCGACCCGGGCCACCCCGATTACCGGCGGGGGCAGCGCGCGGCCAACACCATCATCGACATCCACACCGGCGCCCGGGTCGCCGAGCTGCTCGGGCTCGCCGAGCTGTCGGCCTCCGAGGCGCTCCAGTCCGGCGACAACTCCCGGTACCTGAAGGCGCGCGGCGCCATCGACATGTACCGGGACTACCTGGCCGAGCGTGGCGACCACTGATGTTCCACGCCACCATTCACCTGGACCTGCTGACCGGCCTGGCCGTGGGGTTCGCCCTCGGCTGGGCCGGACACTGGGCCCGTTCCCGAAGGAAACGCCCATGAGCAGCACCGACATCGAGCCGTTCATCACGGCCAGCCTTATCGACGAGTTCCCCGACCCGCAGCGCCTGCGCGTCGCCGTCAAGGAACGCATCGAGCAGGCCTACGCGGGCGCCCTGGACGAGCGCGGACAGGTACACCAGCCCGAGGACACCTACGCGCTGCACCGGCGCCTCCAGGTCACCTACGAGCAGCTGGAGGCCTACGAGCGCGGGTTCAAGTCCGCGCGCCAGGTCATCCGCCAGATGCAGGAGGAGCAGCTGATCGACGCGGTGGGCGAGCAGGACGGCATCCCCGCGTCCGGGCTCACCATCCCCACGGCGGGCGGCGACATCGTGGTCAAGCCGGACATCGAGAACAAGAACGTCATCGACCCGCAGCAGGTGCGCGCCGTGCTCGCCGCGCAGGCCGCCCGCAACATCAACGCCCTGGTGATCGAGGAGCACGGCAACCCGGACACGGGCGAGGGCGGCATGGACGAGACCGGGCTGGCCGAGCTCATCGACGAGGCCTTCGGCGCGCTCATCGACTCAGGCAAGTGGGAGCCCCAGATCACCAAGGTGAAGGCCACGGCGGACGCGTTCGCGCGGGCGGGCGACGACCCGATGGCCGCCGTGCTGCGCGACACCATCACCAGGACGCGGGTGTACAAGGACCGCGTCGTAGCCGAACGGAAGACCCCGAAGTGATCGAGCCCAGCGGATACCGCGTGCGCTGCGACCAAGAGACCGGCGACGGGAGCCGCTGTCCGGCCGGCTTCGAGGCAGACAGCCTGTTCGGGGCGCGAGGAATCTACGCCACGGCAGAACAGGAGAACTGGCAGGTGAACGTCAAGCAGGACGGCCAGCCGGCGTCCCGGGGCGGAAAGGACTACTGCCCCATCCACCGCAGGGGGTGCGCATCGTGACCGGGGACCTGGAGCGGTGGCTGGCCCGCGTCGAGGCGGAACCGCACCTGCCCTGCGACGGCAGCCCCAGCATCGACGGTCTCATCCTGCGCAAGCGCCTCGGGCGCAAGGAGTGGGGCGTGCCGGACCCGCACGGCTGCTGCGGCTGGCAGATTCGCGCCCTCGACCGGCCGGCCAACATCATCGTGACCGCCGACCACGCCTCCGGCCACGCCGAGGGCGCGCACTGGGTCCACGCCTCGATCAGCCGCCCGACCCAGACACCGAGCTACGAAGACCTGAAGGCGCTGCACTACGCGGTGTTCGGCCCGGACCGTTGGGCCTACCAGGTGTTCGCGCCCGCCGAGCAGCACGTCAATATCCACGTCCACGCCCTGCACCTGTGGGGCCGGGCGGACGGCGCCCGGGTCCTGCCGGACTTCGGCCGCCACGGGACCATCTAGGTGAAGGGGGGGCCACCGTGGCTGACCTTGTGACGATGTCGGCCGGCTCGATCCACCGGGGCCTGATCCTGTGCCGCGTGCTGGACCGGGAGCACACGGACGGCGAGGCGCACGCCGCGTTGCGCGCGATACGGCACGAGCTGGAGACCGCCCACGATCTCCTCTCGCGCGTCGGCGCCGACATCTCGGCCCAGCGCGACGGGCAGGCCGGTCCGCGCGCGTCAGAGACGAGCAGGACGGCAGCGCAGACCATCCGCACGCGCAGCGGCAGCCAACGGCACCAGGTCCTGGCGCTGCTCGCCGAGCGCGGGCCGCTGGCCGACTTCGAGATGCAGGACATCTCGGGCATGTCCGGCAACACGCAGCGGCCACGCCGCTACGAGCTGGCCAAGGCGGGCTACATCGCGACCGCCGAGGTGGCCGAGGGCGAGCCCCGGCGTGTCCGCAACCCGGCGACGCGTCAGCTGTGCGACACCTGGCGGGTGACCGGCCTGGGCCGCATCGCGCTGCGCAAGCTGGAGTCCGGCCAGATGGATCTTTTCGACCCGAGGGGAGGTGAACAGATGCCTGAGCGGACGATCTACGACCCGAAGACGGGCACCAACCGCACGATCAACGTGCCGGTGGGTCCGCCGACCGACGACGACGACGACGACGAGGACTAGGAGTCGGGAGACCAACGAGTGAACGGCCCCCACGCCCATGTGTGGGGGCCGTTCGTGTTCCCGAGGCGAAGCGCCCAACGACGAGGCTTCTCGATCAGGCTATCAGCCCTCGGCCCGAAGATCCTCCTGCGCGGCCAGCTCGTAGCTCAGCGAGCGCGGATACACCGGCGCCGTGTTCGCGCCCAGGATCACGCGGGTGAGCCACGCCGGCAGCATCGCCTCCAGCCGTCGCGCCACCGCGTACCAGGCCAGGGTGACCAGGGCGGTAACGAGCGCGGTCACGTACGGCTGGTCCAGCAGATCGTGCACGGCGGGCGCGCGCATCGCCAGCCAGGTCAGCACGTAGCCCCAGAACAGCGGCACGGCGGTGCGCAGGTAGGACAAGCCGAGGTCGCGCACCGTCGTGGGCGGCTCCTCGGCAGGCGGCAGTACGGGCGGCACAGTGGTCACGGGGGTCTCCTACAGGTAGGTGCGTTCGGCCTGCTCGGGCGGCAGGTCCATGGCCTGGCGGGCTGCGCGTACCGCGATGAGCATGCGCTTCTGCTCCTCGGGGTCCGCATCGAAGGTAGGCAGGTTGTCGACGCGCAGCCGCTGCGCGTCCGGGCACGGCCACTCCTTGCCGCACCCGCTGCACAGGTCCGGGGCGTCCGGGTCGGGCAGGATGCGACACGAGTGCGCTACGCCGTCGACGACGTTGCTGGCCTCCCGGGCGTCCACCGGGTCCTCCAGCTCCTCCGGCGTGGGGACCCGGGGTGGCGCCGGCACGGAGTGTTCGCGCCACCGGCCGTGGTCGCGGTACACGCGGTGGCCCGACGGGTCGAAGGTGATGTCGGGGTGGTCGAAGATGTTCACTGGGGGCCCTTCGCGGTCAGCTCGACGAGGCGTTCCGCCACGGCCCGGTCGAGGGCGGCCGCCATGTCCGGGAACTGCGCGGCCAGGGAATCGGACAGGTCCGCCGTGGCGGCCATGACCAGGTGCGGCCACAGGATGGTGGCCACACCGCGCACGAGCTCGGGGGCGATGGGGGCGGCCTGCGGGCAGTGGGCCTGCACCCACATCGTGGCGTTGCGGATGCCGCCGTCGTAGCGCTTGGTGTTCGGCACGGTCATGGGCTCTCCCGGGTGCAGGTGTAGCTAGGCGGCAGGGTCTCGGGTGGGGTGGTGCGCGCGCAGCTCCAGGTTACCGACCCGAGCAGGGGGTCTTCGTCTATGCGCGTGTACTGGTCCGGGAGGGTGGCGGGCTGGCCACGGCAGGGCTGGTCGGCGCCCGCGCAGTAGGCCTGCACGGCGGCCGCCACTTCCTCGGCGGTGGGCCGGCACCCGTTGTGTGAGGCGCAGTAGCCCTCGACCACGGCGCGGACCTGCTCGTCGGTGGGCGGCGGGCCGGGCTGGCCGTCAGCCCCGTTGACGCCGTCGGCGCCGTTCGCCCCGTCGACCCCGTTGACGCCGTCCGTGCCGGCCTCTCCGGCCTCGCCGTCCTTCCCGGGCGGCCCCTCGCATCCGACGCGCTCACAGACGCGCTGAACGACCGCAGTGACCTCAGCCGTGGAGGGCGTGTGGCCGGGCGCGGGCGGGTTCTCCTCCAGGTACTCGGTGACGACCCGGCGGACCTGCTCGTCGGTGATCACGTTGGCGACCGGGGCGGCCTGCGCGGGATCGTTGAGGATGCTGCGTGCGGCGCCGCACGCGCCCCGGGCTCGCAACTCGGCGGCCGCCTGCCCACCGGCCTGGCACGCGGCGTCGACCTGCTCGCCGAGGCTGGTGGCGTTCTGGTTGGCCGCGCGCTTGTCCTGCTGGCCGCGCCAGATGATC